TGCAGATTTTGGTCTGTACGGGACCCGGGGGTTTCGCGGCATCCCCGAAATGGGGTTGACCTGCGGTTTTGCTGATACCTTGTTGATTCCCGAAATGGGAGGAATGTCATGCCACCCCTACCTAAAGATCCTTCTGTGCGCGCTCGGCGCAATAAGTCGTCGACGCGGGCTACGTTGTCTGCGGATCATGATGTGGTCGCTCCTGAGTTGCCGGATGGTGTGGTGTGGCATCCGTTGACGGTGCGTTGGTGGAATGACATTTGGGCGTCGCCGATGGCCCCGGAGTACACCGATTCGGATATCAACGGGCTGTTTCGTGTGGCGATGTTGTACAACGATTTTTGGACCGCGGATACCGCGAAGGCGCGGGCGGAGGCTCAGGTTCGGCTGGAGAAAGCCGATACCGATTATGGGACGAATCCGTTGGCTCGCCGCCGGTTGGAGTGGCAGATTGAGGCGACGGAGGATTCGAAGGCGAAGGGGTCGAAGCGGCGGAAGTCGGAGGCCGCGCCCGTGAGCCGGTCTGAGCCTGGTGATGATCCGCGCCTGAAGCTTGTGACGTAGCGGTTCGACCGAGGCAGCTTGGATGGCTGTACTTCAGGTGCCGGCCGTGGATTTGGCGTTTCCGACGCTGGGTCCGCAGGTGTGCGACTTTATTGAGGATCGGATGGTGTTCGGCCCGGGGTCGCTGTCGGGTCAGCCTGCACGTCTCGATGACGAGAAGCGCGCGCTGGTGTATCGGCTGTATGAGTTGTATCCGCGTGGGCACCGTTTGGCTGGCCGTCGGCGGTTCGAGCGGGCTGGTGTCGAACTCAGGAAGGGTGTAGCCAAGACCGAGTTCGCGGCGTGGATTTGCGGTGTGGAGTTGCATCCAGAGGCGCCGGTTCGGTGTGACGGTTTTGACGCCGCGGGGAATCCTGTGGGTCGGCCGGTGCGGTCGCCGGTGATTCCGATGATGGCGGTCACCGAGGAGCAGGTGTCGGAGCTGGCGTTCGGTGTGCTGAAGTACATCTTGGAGAACGGCCCCGATGTTGATCTGTTTGATATCAGCAAGGAGCGGATCGTCCGGTTGTCGCCTTCGGGTGGCGAGGATGGGTTCGCTGTTGCTGTGTCGAATGCTCCGGGGTCTCGCGATGGCGCGCGGACGACGTTTCAGCATTTCGATGAGCCGCACCGGTTGTTTATGCCGAGGCATCGTGACGCGCACGAGACGATGTTGCAGAACATGCCGAAGCGGCCGATGGAGGACCCGTGGACGTTGTACACGTCGACTGCTGGGCAGCCTGGTCAGGGCAGCATCGAAGAGGACGTGCTTGCCGAGGCGGAGTCGATCGCCAGGGGTGAGCGGCAGGACCCGTCGCTGTTCTTCTTTCGGCGCTGGGCTGGCGATGAGCATGATGATCTGTCCACCGTGGAGAAGCGTGTCGCCGCTGTCGCGGATGCCACTGGCCCTATTGGGGAGTGGGGGCCGGGGCAGTTTGAGCGGATCGCGAAGGACTACGACCGCACGGGTATTGACCGCGCTTACTGGGAGCGGGTCTATCTGAATCGGTGGCGTAAGTCTGGCTCTCAGGCGTTCGATATGACGCGCCTGGTGCAGTGCGATGAGACGGTGCCGGATGGAGCGTTCGTCACTGCAGGGTTTGACGGGTCGCGGTGGAGAGATGCGACGGCTGTCGTGGTCACTGAGATTGCGACGGGACGCCAGATGTTGTTGGGCTGTTGGGAGAGGCCCGAGAACGTCGAAGAGTGGGAAGTCCCTGAGCATGAGGTGACAGCGCTCGTTGTGGACATGATGTCGCGGTTTGAGGTGTGGCGCATGTACTGCGACCCGTGGGGCTGGGATTCGACGATCGCCGCGTGGGCGGGTCGTTTCCCGGATCGGGTTGTGGAGTGGGCTGTTGGCGGCGGCGGCAGTTTGAGGCGTGTGGCTGCTGCGACGCAGGGTTATGCCGATGCGTTGGCGACTGGCGACGCGGCGCTGGCTGCGAATGTGTGGCGGCCGAAGTTTGTTGAGCATATGGGTCATGCGGGGCGGCGTGAGCTGAAGCTGGTGGACGATACGGGCCAGCCGCTGTGGGTGATGCAGAAGCAGGATGGCCGTTTGGCCGACAAGTTTGATGCTGCGATGGCGGGGATGTTGTCGTGGGAGGCGTGTGTTGATGCGCGTCGTGATGGTGCGCGTCCGCGCCCGAAAGTGTTTGCGCCTAGACGGATCTACTAGTCGCCATAGAGACAGAGAGGGGGTCAGCTGTTGACTGCTTCAACGCCAGCGGAATGGCTCCCGGTATTGACGAAGCGTATCGACGACGGCATGTCGCGGGTGCGTTTGTTGGCGCGTTACTCCAATGGGGATGCGCCGCTTCCTGAGTTGACGCGGAATACGTCGGCGGCGTGGCGTTCGTTTCAGCGTGAGGCTCGCACTAACTGGGGTCTGATGGTGCGTGACTCTGTTGCTGACCGGATCATCCCGAATGGCATCACGGTTGGTGGTTCCGCTGATAGTGATTTGGCGTTACGTGCACGGCGCATTTGGCGGGATAACCGCATGGACTCTGTGTGTAAGCAGTGGGTCAAGTATGGGCTGGACTTCGGCGAGTCGTATTTGACGTGCTGGCGTCGTGATGACGGTACGGCGACGATCACAGCTGACTCTCCTGAAACGATGGTTGTCAGTGTTGACCCGTTGCAGCCGTGGCGGATTCGGTCCGCTATGCGGTGGTGGCGGGACCTCGATGCCGAGTCGGATTTTGCGATTGTGTGGTCGGGTGACGGGTGGCAGAAGTTCGCCCGTCCGTGCTTTGTGCAGTCGTCGTCCCGGCGCAGGCTGGTGACGCGAATTTCAGACTCGTGGGTTCCGGTTGGTGATGCTGTAGTGACCGGTTCTCCGCCGCCGGTGGTGGTGTACCAGAACCCTGATGGCATGGGCGAGGTGGAGCCTCACATTGACATCATCAACCGGATCAACCGGGCTGAGCTTCAGTTGTTGTCCACGATGGCGATCCAGGCTTTCCGTCAGCGGGCGTTGAAGTCGACGGAGCATGGATTGCCGAAGGTTGACGAGAACGGCAACGCGATCGACTACGCCTCGATCTTTGAGGCCGCGCCGGGAGCGTTGTGGGAGTTGCCCCCTGGGGTTGATATCTGGGAATCGCAGACGAACGACTTCACTCCGATGTTGTCGGCGATAAAGGAGCATATTCGACAACTGTCGTCGGCGACCAAGACTCCGCTGCCGATGCTGATGCCGGACAGCGCGAACCAGTCAGCTGAGGGTGCGCACAACATTGAAAAGGGCTTCCTGTTCAAGTGTGAGGATCGGTTGTCGATAGCCAAGATCGGCCTTGAGGCCATCTTGGTTAAGGCGTTGCAGATTGAGGGCGAATCGGTTGAGGACACCGTTGATGTGTCGTTTGAGTCGCCTGACCGTGTGACGCTGGGGGAGAAGTATTCCGCAGCATCTCTGGCTAAGGCGGCCGGCGAGTCGTGGGCGTCTATCCGGCGGAACATCCTGAACTACAACGCCGATCAGATCAAGCAGGACGATCTCGATAGGGCGCGTGAGCAGATAACTTTGTTCGCCGGCAACCCGGTGCAGCGTCCCCAGGAAGATGGATCACGCTGAGTATGCGGCTGCGACCGCTGAACTGAGGCGCAGACTGCTCGAATATGTGTCCGCAGCGTGGACATCGGTAACGCTGTCTGACAGTGGACTGCAAGAGTTGACATCTTCGGTGGCACCGGTTGTCCAAGCGGCCCAAGAGTCGATGGCTGCCATGACTTCGGTGTACATCGCAGAAGTCACCCAGCAGTCACCGGTGCAGGCCGTCGAGGTCTCCAAGATTCGCGGTGTGCCGTCGGAGACGGTGTACGCGCGACCTGTGATCACAGCACGTACGGCACTGTCGGAAGGTAAGAGCGTCGCGGCCGCACTCCGTGCCGGTCAGCGCCGTATCGAGAACCTGGCGGGCACCGACCTGCAACTTGCAAAGACGCACCAAGCTAGGGCGTCGTTCACCCGCAGCGGCGTCCAGTTCTACCGCCGCGTCTTGACCGGAAACGAGAACTGCGCACTGTGTGTCATCGCATCAACCATGCGGTACCGCAAAAACTCGCTGATGCCAATCCATCCGGGCTGCGATTGCGATATCGACGTTATCCCCCCGGGGATGGACTTCGACACAATCAGCACGGAACTTCTCAACGAAACGCATGACCAGGTGAAGGCGTTCGCGGACATCGCAGACCGAGGCGGACGCGCCGTCGACTACCGGAAGTTGATCGTCACTCGCGAGCACGGCGAGGTCGGGCCGGTCCTCGCATGGCGTGACCAGAAGTTCTCAGGCCCCAGAAGCATCCAGCGCTGACACCCTCGGCGAGCTGGATAACGCACACATGTCCCGTAACGGGGCATGTCACAAAGAAAACCCATCCGCAAAGGAAACAAACCCTCATGTCTGATGATGTGACAGCAGAAACGTCGGAACACAGCGCCGTAACGGAGCCAGTGGAACCGGCAGTCGACCAGGACGCAACCGCCACGGTTGAGGAGCCCACGCAAGCTCCGAAACCAACCGAGACGGTCGAGTTCTGGAAGAAAATGGCCCGCAAGAACGAGGCGCAAGCCAAGGAAAACTTCGCGGACGCCAAGAAATGGCGGGAGTCGCAGGAAAAGATCGGCGACGACCCCCTGGCCCGGATCGAAGAACTGGCACGAAAGTTCGAAACCGCTGAGCGTGAACGCATCCGCAGCAATGTGGCGCGCGAAACGAAAGTCGACCCGGAGTTCATTCATGGCGACACCGAAGAAGAGATGCGCGAATCCGCCGACCGGTGGAACGAATTCGTCAACAAGCGGATCGAAGAAGCGCTGAAGGCCAAAACGGCATCGTCGGCCGTGCCGACGTCGGAAGTCACATCAGACAAGAAGGTTGAAGGCCCGAAGCCTCTCACCCCCGCCGAGTACGCGGCGCTGCCGCCTGCCGAGCGAAAGAAGGCGCGCGAAGAGGGCCGCCTCGACAGCTATCTACGTGGAGAACTCCACTAACACAGAAGGGAGCCAAAAATGGCTTTCAACAACTTCATTCCTGAACTCTGGTCGGACATGCTCCTGGAGGAGTGGACCGCCCAGACCGTTTTCGCCAACCTCGTCAACCGCGAGTACGAAGGCACCGCAAGCAAGGGCAACGTGGTCCACATCGCGGGCGTGGTGGCACCTACCGTCAAGGACTACAAGGCCGCTGGCCGGCAGACCTCGGCGGACGCCATTTCCGACACCGGCGTCGATCTGCTCATCGATCAGGAAAAGTCGATCGACTTCCTCGTCGATGACATCGACCGGGTTCAGGTCGCCGGGTCGCTGGAGGCCTACACCCGTGCTGGTGCCACGGCCCTGGCCACCGACACCGACAAGTTCATCGCCGATCTGCTGGTGGACAACGGGACCGCGCTGAGCGGTTCGGCACCTACGGACGCCGATGACGCGTTCGACCTGATCGCCACGGCGCTCAAGGAGCTGACGAAGGCGAACGTCCCGAACGTGGGGCGTGTCGTTGTCGTGAACGCGGAGATGGCGTTCTGGCTGCGGTCATCCGGGTCGAAGCTGACCAGTGCAGACACCTCCGGCGACGCTGCTGGTCTGCGCGCGGGCACCATCGGGAACCTCTTGGGCGCCCGGATCGTGGAGTCGAACAACCTGCGGGACACCGACGATGAGCAGTTCGTAGCGTTCCATCCGTCGGCGGCGGCGTATGTGTCGCAGATCGACACCGTTGAAGCGCTGCGCGACCAGGACAGCTTCTCTGACCGTATCCGCGCTCTGCACGTGTACGGCGGCAAGGTTGTTCGCCCGACTGGTGTGGTCGTCTTCAATAAGACGGGCAGCTAGCCACAGCGATGTTGCTTGCTACCGCCGATGACGTTGCTGCGGCGCTCGGATTGCCGAGCGCCGCAGCGCTCACACCGGAGCAGTCTTCCCGTGTGGATGGCGTGCTGGGCCGTGTCAGTGACACCTTCCAGCGCGTCACCGGGCGGGTGTTCACCACCGGGGCCACTCGGGTGCGGGCGCAGGTCGTCAATGGGCGCGTGTGGCTGCCTGGCGTGGTGGATGAAGTCGAAGCAGTCACGCTTACCGGTGGAGAAGAAGTCGACTTCAACCAAGACGGTAACTATGTGGATGTCACCCGAAATGGGTGTTCACTCGTTACCGGCACAGTGGTGATCGTCGAATATGTTGGCGGAGGTGTGCCCGACTCTGTAACAGAGTTCGTTGCTGCGGTCGCTGCACGTCACCTGACGGTGACGCCGGGTTCGGTTTCATCGCAGGCGGTATCGCTGACGGCAGGGCCGTTCACCCAGCGGAACGCAGAGTGGGTGTCCGGGACGGCAGTGTTCACCCGGGACGAGTTAGAAGATGCGAAACGGTTCGCCAACCCTGCACCTACGATCACGATTCACAGGCTATGACGTTTCCAACCGCGTACACGGTGACGCATTACCCGCACGTCGGTGACTCGACGGATGGTTTGGGGAACACGGTTCCCCAGTTCGGTGCCGGGGTGACTGTTCCGGTCATCCAACTTGCCCCGCATGTGCAGGTGGTGGGGACGTATTCGATTGTGGAAACCGAAACGATCGATGTTGACCTGTACTTGCCGCCCGGTTCACCAGTGAAGGTGAAAGACCGTGTGGGGTACGGGTCAGATGTGTTCGATGTGGTTGCGGTTCGTGACTGGAACATGGGTTTTCACGGTTGGGCGCCGGGTTTGGTGGCAGAACTTCGGAAGGTGTGATGAATCGTGGCTAACGGTCCAACGAGGAAGAACCCTTTGGCGAAGTTCGGTGTGCGGCTGGACGATTTCGACAAACTGCCTGAGGTGAATCAGGGCGTCAACGAGTTCATGGACGAGGTTGTTGCCGCGTGGAAGAACAATTCTCCCGTGGGCACCGGCGCTTACCGTGATTCTGTTCAGGTGACGGAACGGTCCACGAACAAAGGTCGCGGCAAGGTCGGCGCGACTGATCCGCAAGCGCATCTCGTGGAGTTCGGGTCGGCGCACAACGACGAGTACGCGCCTGCCCAGAAGACAGCTAAACAGTTCGGCGGCACCGCGTATGGCGACTGATTCAGCGCCGAGTATCCACCGTGTACTGGTGGCGTGGCTGGCCCCTCTGGGAAAGGTTTCTACTCGCCGTTTGTCTGGTGATCCGTTGCCGCATCGTGTGGTGCGTCGTGTCGATGGGCGTGATGTTCCCGAGGAAGGCAGCGATGTGGCTGTCGTGTCGGTGCATACGTTCGCCGCGTCTGATGAGGCCGCTGAGAATGAGGCCGAGTTGACGCATCAGCGGATGTTGGAGCTCGTCGTTAACCCGCTGACGGAGATACCGGTCGGCGGTGGTGTTGTTGCGCGTATCGACTATGCGCGTGTGCTGATGAAACCGGTCCTTGTCGAGTATGACGACGACGGCCACTTGGTGCGGCATGTGGGCCGCTACGAGATCGGTGTTCAGTACATCTAATTGAAAGTTTCAGCCCTGACAAGGGGCCTGGCGGATAGTGCCGGGTCCCTTTTTTGTTCGCCGGAAATTTTCGCAATCCGGTCCCTTATCCAAATGAGAGGAGCGTCCCTATGACGCAGCCATTGACCGGCACCGACTGGAGCGCCGGCGGATTCACTGACATTCACAAGCCGTTCATCGAGCGTGGCGGCCTGCAGGCGGTGTTCATTCGCGACAACCGTGGTGCCGCGACGGACATGTCGCCGTTCGAGGATGATTGCGTGACGGTGAAGTGGTCGCCGTTCGCGCAGGACGGAAAGCTTCGCGACGACCTGTTCATCCGCCGGAAGGTGAACGGCAAGTACGAGTACAACACCGACCCGAATGAGGGCTGGTGGCACATCGGCTGCAACCCCGAGGATGGCGGCGCGGAGCGTGAACCTGATGTCACCTCTGACGATTTGATGGTGTTGCAGTCGAAGTTCCCGGTCGATTCTGAGGTGACGGAGAAGTCGTACTCGGTGCGGTTCGTGGCGCTCGGTACGGCCGATCCGCTGATTCACCGGCTGGAGTCGGAGTTGCCGTTGTGTGACAACGCCGGTAATCCGCTGGTGGCTCTTCCGGGTACCCCTGACTATGGTGAGGGTCCGCTGCTGGACGCGGATTCGGCGGAGTACCAGTTGCTGCTGCTGTATGCGCGCCGCACCTCGGGCGGGTTCATTTACCGCGCTGAGGGTTATCCGGCGGTGAAGCTGGACGACCAGGCGTCGAAGCAGCGGTCGAAGACCGATCCTGATACGGCGGACCTGACGTACAAGGTGCTGCCGAATGAGTACTTCATGCGGCCCGACCCGGCGGGGACGATCGCTCTGGTTCCCGGCTACTTCTATGTGTGGATGGGTGGCCCCGGCTGGGCTGAGCAGTACTCGGACGGCAGCTAGCCGGTGAATCGTCCTGCCGGGTGGGTTGGTTTGGGGCTGGCACCCACCCGGCAGGCACCCACATAAAGCCAGCCCAACCCCTCAACCCCGAAGCCCCCCCTTTTTAAGGAAGCCCCTGATGTCTGTGAAGAAACCCGAGAACAATGGTGCCGCCGCGCGTGAACAGGCCACCGAGTTCGATTCGCCGTTCGCTGATCGTGTCCTTCGGTTCGACGACGGCACCACCATGACGATCCCCCCGCACCCCAACCTTCGGATGCTCGACGATGATGCGCTGGAAGCCTACGAGGCGTATCTCGAAGAGATCGAAACCTATGACCGGGAGCCGGACCTGTACATCCCGGAGCAGACCGTGAAGGACCGTGACGGCAACGAGATGGTGTTGCCGGCGGAGACCCGTCCCGGCGCGGTCAAGGGGCCGCCGTACTACAAGGACGGTAAGCGTGTGTCGCCGCCGCGTGAGGTGCGGATCGTTCAGGTCGTGCTGGGCATGGACAACTACGAGGTCCTGCGGTCGAAGAAGATCGGTGGCCGCGCGGCTGGCGCCCGGGATGTGTGGCGGGCGTGGACCGAGCAGGGCTTCACAATCGCGGAGCGAGCTGAGTCCGACTCGAAAAGTGATGGAAGCTCAGTGGTTCTGGAGACTGTACCCGAGACAGATAGCGAGTGATCTGCGGCGGTTTTTCGGGCTAAGCGTCGCCGATTGGCATCAGGGCAGGTTGTCCAGTTTGGAGTTGCTGGACCTGTTCGGGGTGCGGTTCGTGGACAACGCTGAAGAACGCGTTCGGGAGTTGTATGTGGATTTCGCGCCGGTCAATGGCGCGGTGGCGCGGGCTGTTCGCGGGGGCCGCTGGTCTGAGTCGGAGTTGATCGCGGCGGAAACATACAACGAGATCGCCCGGTTCAGGGCGTCATTCCATGCATCGAGAAGCCGTAAAGCGGCGTATGAGCCGTTCGCTTTTGAGGATCCGGTTGATCGGTTGGAGAAAGCGAGAGCGTCGGTTGAGGCGCACGAGTTGCAGCGTGAGGTTGAGGCCGATCTGTTCGGCTGGTGACGGGGAGGAGGTGGGTGTCCCTGATGTGCGGTATTGACGGATGCGATCGGCGAGTCTTCTCCCATAAGAACGGGCTGTGCGCAACGCATGACCGATACCTGCGCCGGTTTGGCATTGCGGAGCCGACGCTCCAGCAGAGATTGTTTGCGAAGGTGGACAAGTCTGCGCCAGGTGGGTGCTGGCTTTGGACGGGCGGAACTACCAACCATGGGTATGGGAGGTTTAATAACCTTTCGCCGCACCGCCTTTGCTATGAGTGGGCGCACGGAGAGATCCCGCCCGGTATGGAGATAGACCACATCTGCCACGTCACTCTATGTGTCAACCCGGATCATCTTCGCGTCACCACCGCGAAGCAGAATCGTGAGAATAGATCCTCTGGGTGGGGCAGGAGCGGAGTCCGTGGCGTGCGTTTCAAGGCTGGCAAGTGGGAGGCGGTCGTAGTTCATAACCGTCAGCAAATTTACTGCGGACGGTTCGAGAGCAAAGAGTCCGCCGCTGCGGCTGCTAAGGCGAAGCGAATCGAACTGTTCACTCATAACGACGGTGACCGGGGAGCGTAATGCCTATCTACGTCAACATTATTTCTCGTCTTGATGAGCGTGCTGCTGCGGTGGCGGCGAAGAACATTGAGCGTGAGATGGCTGCTGCTGGTGCTCGTGGCGGTTCGGCTGCTGGCCGTGCGATTGGTGAGAATGTGGGCCGGGAGGCTGCTGCTGCTGGTCGTAATGCTGGTGAGCAGTTGTCGCGTGAGGTTGATCGTGCGACGAAGGCCGCGGGTTCTCGCATTGTGGATGGGTTCGCGGCGAATGGTGTGTCGGCGGGCCGGGGGTTTGGTTCGTCGTTCAGTTCGTCTCTTGCGTCGTCGTTGCCTGTGGCGGGCCGGTTTTCGTCTGCCCTGTCGGGGTATGAGGGTGCGGCGTCGAAGGCTGGCGCGTTGGCTGGCCGCGCGTTGGGCACGGCGTTCACGGCGGCCGCGACAGGCATCATCGGAGCAGCCAGTGTTGCCCTGTTCAAGGGTTTCGACAGGTACAAGTCTCTTGATGCGACATCGCACCGTCTTGCCGCGATGGGGAACAGCGCTGAGCAGGTTAAGACGATCATGTCGGATATCAACGAGGTGGTTGTTGGTACTCCGATTGCGTTGGATGAGGCGGCGAAAGCGGCTACTCAGTTCCTTGCTGGTGGGGTGAAGCAGGGCCGCCCGTTGCAGGCGGCGTTGACGGCGATCGCGGACGCTGCGGGGGCGTCAGGGCAGAAGTTCGGCGACCTGGCCGTGATTTTCAACCAGGTGTTCAACAAGGGCAAGTTGCAGGCCGAAGAAATGTTGCAGCTCAATGAGCGTGGCATCAATGTTCAGGCGGCGTTGCAGAAAGAGTTCGGCCTGACGAGCGCCGAGATTCAGAAGATGTCGAAGGACGGCACAATTTCGTTCGGCATGCTTGTGCAGGCGATTGAGGGCCAGTTCGGTGGCATGTCGAAGAAGCTGGCCGACACCGTTGACGGCGCCTTGTCGAACATGAACGCTGCTGTGGGTCGTGTTGGGGCGAACTTCATTTCGGCTTTGTTCGGTGACCCGCTGGACACTACTGAGGGTCCTGGCGCGCTTGCGAAGTCGATCAACAATGTGACCGACAAGTTGAATGACCTGAACGCGTGGATCGTTGCCCACAAGGACGAGATCAAGGATGCGTTCGAGGGTGCGGTTGAGACTGCGCAGGATCTGTGGGATGCGCTGTCGAGTGTGGTCGAAATGCTGGACCGGATAGGCATCAGCGTTGGTGATGTGGTGACCGCGTTTATGGCGTGGAAGGCGATCGCCGGTGTTACCGCGTTGACGCAATCTCTTTCAACAGTGAGCACTACCTTGGCGGGGCTGCCTGCGACTGCCGATAAGTCGGCTAAGGGGATTTCTGCTGCGCTGTCGCGGGTGGCGGTGCCGGCGTGGTTGGCGTTCCTGGTCGCGCAGAACGGCCCTGAGATTGAGCAGGCCATTCAGAACGCGATTCCTGGCGCGGATAGCTGGAATCATTCGAACACGCCGGACCAGTTGGGTCGCAGAGCCCGTGAGTGGTGGGACCGCAACATTCAGGGCGGCACGGGGGTTGATCCGCAGCCGTCGCCGTTGCCGCAACTTGGCGGCGGGCCTGGGCCTGGTACGCCTACGGTTGGTGGTATCCCGATACCGGGGCTTGCGGATACGAACTCGAACGGTCCAGCGTCCCCGTTCGGCAACCTTCCCGGTCAGGTTCCATTGGATGTTTCCGTGGAGGACCGACGCGGGCGCCGTGGCGGTGGTGGTGCTGCTGCGGATGCGGGTCCTGATGGTCCGTTGGCTGATCTGTTTCCGGGCGCTGCGGGTAGTGCAGACGGGTCGTCGTCTGGCCCGAAGTTGCCGGATGCACCGGTGTTGCCGTATGACACGACGTTGCCGCCGGGGATTCCTGGCATGCCGCAGGACGCTGCCGTGTTCTCCGCTGAGTCGTCGTATCTGGATGCGCGTCACAAACTGGCGGAGAAGCGTGCCCGCGCCGCCCAGCTGGAGCAGTCCACCGAGGCGACTGAAGAGGACCGGCTCAAGGCCCGTAACGATGTGATCGAAGCGGAACGTGACCTTCAGGCCGCCGAGATGCGCATGGGTGAGGCCCGCGCGAATCAGTACGAGAAGTTGACGAAGCAAACCGATCAGCATGCCAAGGATTTGGGGCAGATCGGCGCCCAGCTGGATCAGGATTTCGGTATCTCGAAGGGTTTGGCGGGGATCGCGGAGAACATCACGAAGTTCGTGGCGAATCTCGCGGCGGCACCGTTGTTGGGGCAGTTGCAGGCCATTTCGGCGTATAGCCCGACGCAGGGTGGGCACGGGTTGATGGGTGTCCTTGGCGCGCAGGGTGTGTTCGGGCCGCAGTACCAGAACAACCAGTATGACCGGGGTTCCTACCCGTCGGCCGGTGCGGCCGGTGTGTCGATGACGCCGATCGGTGCCTATCCCGGTGACGCGGCACTGCTCGCGTCCGTTCCCGCTGGCCGGTACTCGCAGACCGGAATCGCGGACCTGACCAAGGGCATCGGCGACTGTTCAAGCGCCGTAGAGGATCTCGTCAACATCCTCGACGGCCGCCCCACGGGCGGTCGGTCGTTGGCGACCGGCAATGCTGATCAGTGGCTTACCGAGCATGGCTTCATCAAGGGCATGGGCGGGCCTGGCGATTTCCGGGTCGGTTTCAACGCCAGCCACATGCAGGCGACGCTGCCTGGCGGCACCCCGTTCAACTGGGGCACTGACGAGGCAGCGGCGCGGCGTGGTATCGGCGGCACGGGCGCCGACGATCCGGCGTTCACGTCGCATTACTACCGGCCGATCGGAGCGGCCCCGAGCGCTCTTGCAACCCCGACTGTGAGCACACCGGCAGCGACCACGGTTGCTGCCCCTGCATTGGCACCGTCGAGCAGCGGCCCGGTGCCGGTGTCGGTGACGAACTGGCCCGCTCAAGGTGCCGGTGTTGGTGTGGCTGTCCCCACCGGCGGCGGGGCCACGGGCAGTTCCGCTCCGGCATCGGGAAGCCCCGCGTCGGGCACCGGTGCAGGTCCGCTGCCCGGACCGGCCCCCATCTCGTCGGGTGCGTGGGCACCGAACCCGGCGCCGCTGCCCACCACGGGAGGCGGTGGCGGCCCGATGGCCCAGGGTGCGCCACAAGGACTGTTCACTGGCGGCCCAACAAACACCACCAACATCGGCGCGAACGTCGCACCGTATGCGGGGTCCGGTTCCGGTGGGATCGGCATGGACGGTGGTGGTGCGCTTGGCATGGCGGTGCAGGCCGGTGGTATGGCGCTGGACGCGATGGCCCCGGGTGCGGGTCAGGCCGCGCAGACTGGGGTGAAGCTGATCAACCGTGCCATCGAGTACGGCGGTCAGGTCGCCGCGATCGGCGCCCAAGGGTTGATGGAAACGTTCTTGCCCACGGGTGGTTCGGATTTGGCGAACAACAACTGGATCACCCGCATTGCCGGTGGGATTGCTGGTGCGGCCCCGGCGTTGCCGAACCTTGCCGGTCAGGCGTCCCAGCAGCGCAAGGACATTGATCCGCAAGCCACAGGCCAGGGTCAAACCCAAGTCAACCAGGGTGGCGACACGAACATCACGGTCAACAACCAGCGTGCCACCGAAGACGGCACCGGCCGCGACATCGCGTATCACCTGCAAAACCAGTACGTCATGCCGGGAGGGTAAATGGCTAAGAAGCATTACCCCGCCACAGATGTAACCCCCCACGGCTGGTACGACCTCGCCAAGGGTGAAAAGCCGATGATGTGGCTCGACGCCTACGACAAGTCGATCACCTTCCACATGATGGGCGGGCTAGCGGTCCCCGACCGGGTTACAGCACCCGAGATGGTGCACCTCACCTCACTCAAGGGCCTGATCCCGCCGTGGAAACACATCGACCAAAAGGGCGCTACCGAAGACGGCATCACCAACATTGATGCGCTCTACGACCCGATCGAAGTCGAGGTCGGGGTGGAATGCCGTGGCCGGTCGCCGAAGTGGACGCGCCGCGTCTACCGCGATCTGGTCGCGTCGATCGACGCGAAGCAGGAATCGACGCTGAACTTCCTCACCCACGACATGGGTCACTGGTGGGCGCCGGTCCGATGGTTCCAAGGAGCGCCGCAAGCACCGTTGGAGATCGGGAAGCGGCAACGCGAAAGCCTGCGTTTGCGGGCCGATTCGGGGTTCTGGCGGACCTACGACTACACGGCGAGTTTCCAGTTCGAGTACGAGTCGATGACCGACACGTTCAACTACGACACCACGGGCTCGCAGGACCTCGGCGCGGATTGGCCGCTGTACTACGAAGGTGACGGCGGCGGATACATCTACTCCAACGGTGACCAGGCCAGGTGGCGGGACGACCCGGACGACCCGCTGACCACCGAGACCCGAGAAGTGGTGTGCGGCCCGTACAAGGATTTCGACACTGACACCGACAACCAGGTTGTGTCGATGGTGCTCGGCGGGTTCCAGGAATGGAGCCTCCCTGATAGTGGGGCGAACGACCTGTGGGCACGCATGGGCCGCGACAGCAACGGCGACTGGGACGGCAACGGCATCCGCATGAGGGTGCAGGGCAACTGGATCAAACTGTCGAGGTTCAACAACTTCTCGCAGACAGTAATGTTTCAACGGCCGCTGCTGGTGGCTCCGCTGATCGGGGAAAAGTTCACCCTGGTCGCGGGTTATGAGGGTAATCCCCGCATGTTCAAGGTGTTGCGCAACGGGTTGCCGATCCTGTCGCACAAGGAAACCGGCACCGGTAGTGAACTCGGCCCGGACTATCGGGGCATCGGGTTTGGTATGCAGGCCGGTGGCGCGTTGATCACGCAGGCAACACCAGCCCCGGTGCGGAAGATATCCGCCGGCGACAACGCGAACGTCACCCAATCAGGGTTTGTGCCGATGGTGAACGTTGGTGACCAGAAAATGTATTGGGATGCCACCCTGTTCGGTCCGGGCATGTTCCGGTTGTACGACGGCCCGGGTGCGGATGAGTATGTGGAGTTCGGCCCGCTGCTGCCGAATCAGATTGTGTTCCTGCGTACCGACCCGCGTTCGCAGACCACGCTTGTGCAGGATTTGACGTCGGTCCCGCCGTCGCCGCAGGAGCTGAACATCTTCCAACAGGCGGTGAAGACACTGCTGACATTTTTCTCGGAACGGAACGCATTCACCGACCAGATTGGGTCGCTGTTTGGGATTGTTCCCCCGCAGGGCAACTTCTACAAGTACCTGTCGGGCCGGTTCAGTGAGAACGCGGCGATCCCGGCGAAGTCGCCTGGTGAGCCGGCGCAGCAGTTCTTTGTGAAGACAGAAATTGTTGGTGGTAACGCTGACTCGAAGGTGATCCTTTCGGGGACGCCGTTGCGCCGCTACCCAATGTAGTTCACCGACTGCTGTTTGACGGCCCCCGTGGTTTTTCTGGCTCGGGGGCTGAATTGGTGATGCCCGGAAAGGAGGGGTGACGGTTGTCGAAGTTTGAACGCGAAACCGCCGCATGGCAATCCGCCCTCCAGTCCGGCGACCCCAACAGGATCGCACGAACCGCGCGGGCGTTGACAGAACGCAAATCGAAGGTAGACACGTCGTTCCGGTTCACGGTGTGCGACAAATTTTGGCAGCCGATGGGCGCGGTTGGTGGCGACCTGATCGAGGCGTCGGGCGCTGACCCGCGCAACGATGTTGAAACCGGCCGGATCGTCCTCAAAGGGAACAGCCCTCTCATCCCTTTGTTCATGGACTGCAAAAAGACGATGGTAGGTGTCATCGTCGAAACAGCCGGTTTGCGGTATGCGTTCTACACGAAGAACCACACCTACGAGTACCGCGACAGCGCATGGACCGGCACCGCTGAACTGCGCGGTATCCGCGACATCCTCAACTACTACGTGATTTGGCCGTCGTGGTGGCTGCCTATTCAGGCACAGCCGTTCTCGCACGCGATCTTCGTGTGGGCGCTGCAAACCGTCGTGGAGAACATGGTCGCAGAATGCGCTCTGCGGTTGCAGTCCGGGTGGCTGGAGTTCATCAACAACGGCCTGTCGTTAAACCCGGATATCCGGGCATGGTTCGGCACCGTTCTGCAAGCCCTGTCGCGGGACGGGCTGTCGGTCCAGGCGTTCACCCGCATGCTGCGAACCCCGGTGTATGTGTCACGCACCAATCCACTGCTGGACACGTCGCCGATGGTGGCCCGCACAGTGCGGATGGAAACCGTTCAGGCCGTCATCAAGGACGTTACCCAGTCGTACGGTGTGGATACCCGCATGGATTTGTGGCTTCCAGGTGATCCGCAGCCTGACCGGTGGGCGAACCTGGACCAGCCTACCTACGTGTTTTCCACAGTGGACCGGTCGCAGATCACTGGCCCGACGAAAACCGTGCTCGATTCGGTGCTGCGCACCACGATTGACCTTGGCGGGTCGCTGGGGGACATCTTCAAACCTGTCATCAAGCAGGTTCCCGGCATGGACGGCGTGTTCTATGCGCCCGCGTTGGGTGTGGATTTCGAGCAGCCATACGCCTATTTCGTGGCCCCCGAGCCGGGTGAGGACACCGGCATCGATGCGTGCACGATCACCGACCACACCCCTGAGGGTTGGCAACACATCATTGGTGGCCGTAGCCCAAAGTGGTTGAACGACTTGATGAATGCCACCTTCGCATGGCTAATCGACTCGCTGATGATCGTTGTTGGATTCACCGGCATACCGTCCGATCTGCTGTCGGGGTTCCTGAACAACAGCTTCCTGGCGTTCCAGTTGATTCAGCATTACGACCGCCGTGACGAAGTTGGCCCGTACCATCCGGCGATCGAGCGGTTCTACCCGACAGCATCAGCGCCGTACAACATCGAAACGGTGTTCGCATTCATCAACGCCTTGTTTGATTCGCAGGGCAAGACGACGGCGACGGTGCAGTTCCGCAACGGTGCCCAGTATGCGTTGGGTCGGGACGTTTTCCGCGGCGGCCTGATGTCGCTGGTGTTCATGTCACGTACCCGAATGGTGACTGACTACATCGAAAACGTCATGTGGCGGGTTTCCCAGGATGAGCGGAAGGTGATCGCGCAGTTGGGGGATGGACGCAAGTCGGAGGCCCCGTTGGCGAAGCATCAGCGGTTCATCACGGGGATTTTTGAAACGTTGTCGGTCCTCACGCTGTCACCTCAGGGATAAGCAGCGGTCGTCCTTTCTTTCTGTAACTCGCCCAATGTGAATGGAGCGTGCCTTATGTCGTGGCCTTTGAATCCTGCTGGGACTCACTATTTGTTTGAGGGGATCGTGGAGATTCCTGTCGATCCTACGGCGGGTTCGGCGATCCTCCAGTTGCGTCCGCAGGGCGGTATCGGTGTTGGTGTGCCCGCGATCGAGAAGGGCGACCCGGGTGTGCCGGCCACGTTCGATACGACGGTGAACTTGACGGAGCTGGACCCGGACGATCCAACCCCGGCGGAGGCGTCGTTCACTACGATAACGCCTCCTGGCGCGTCCACGCCGGGTGTGTACCGGTTGAACCTGGCGCTGCACGCCGGCGCGAAGGGCGCGGATGGTGAGGCGGTGTGGGACCCGACGGATGTTGATCCTTCTCCTGTTGCGGGTCAGGTGCCGGTGGTGAATTCGACTGCTGATGGGTTTGTGTTGGCAGCGCAGCGTGTGGGGGACCGGTATGTTCCGGCGTCGATCAACAACACTGCATCGGGTAACGCGAACTCGACGTTGGCGCAGGTGTCGATTCCTGCGCAGCCGTTTGATTGGCGGCCGCGTGTGCAGGGGTACACGGTGGTCACCGGTGAGGGTGCGGATGTTCGGGTTGATTTGGTGGCCCGGTTGAACGGTGAGACCGGCGGCAACGTGATCGGCCGGTGCCCCGGTGTGGCGCAATCGGAGCGGCTGACGCTTGTTTCGGGACCTGCGGCGGGCTCATCGGATGGGTTTGACCGTGTGGCGGCCGGTACACCGGCGACGATCTATTTCCGGTGTGAACGTCAGGCGGGGTCGGTGACGTACACGACTTCTGCCTCCACGTCGATGTTTTCGGTTGAGGTTATGCCGCTGCCATGACGTCTTCGTTTGATCCGTTGCCGGAGTGGGCTCATGCGGTGCCGTCTGAGCCGGGTATTCACCCGGAGCAGTCGGCGTTGCAGTGGCAGCGTCCGTTTACTGTTCAGCAGCTGCTTGAGATTGGTGAGCAGTTCATTGAGCAGTTTTTGGCGTGGGTGGTGCGCGCGGTTGTCGGCGTGTTCGTTCCTGGTGAGGCGTCGTTCGACCAGTTGCGTGATTGGGCGTTGAACATCCCCATTCTCGGGGACATTATCGAGGCGATTACTGGCCTGGTGGGTGGTGGGATTGAGGAACTGACACAGTTCTTCAGCAACATCCGCAACTTCTTCCAGTCGATCAACTTCAACGATCCGAGTTTCAATCCGATTCAGGCTGCGGCGCAGTTGGTGAACATCATCATCGCCCCACTGCGGAACCTGCTGCCCAGTTTGTTGACGATTCTGCCGATCGGCGGCATCTCCAACCAATCGCCGAACATTCTTCCCGCCCCGAAGTTTCCCGAGGGGTCGGTAAGCAATAACGCGGACTGGGTTGTGGACCCGTCGAATTCACGCAGCGGTGACGGTACGGGCGCGGCGAAAGTCATTGCCGACGGCACGTTGAAGGCGCTGCGGTCGGGGCAGAATGTCAGCGACTTCTTCGCGGTGAGCGAAGGCCAGACGGTCACCGCCCGGGTGTTTGTGTCACATGAGGGGTATGTGGGCATAGGCGCGCCGATTCGTTTGCAGCTGGTGCCGTACATCGATGGTGTTGCGCAGCCCCCGGTGGATTTGAACGCGTACGCCCCCCAGGACGCGAACCTGGCGTGGCCAGGTAAGGAGCTGTCCGGGGAGTATCGGGTGCCCGCCGGGGTGACTGGTGTGCAAACCCGGTTCGTGGTCATGGAAGACGCCACTGCGGGCACGTTCTGGTGGGATGACGCCGAGGTCAAGCAGACCGGCGTTATTCAGCAGTCGTGGGTTGAGGGTCTTCCGGAGATTCTGCAAACCTTGCTGGCGCGGGTGCAGTTGACGATTGACACGGTGGTGTCGGCGATCCGCGGCGGCGTGCAGACCGTTGAGAACACGCTGGAGGATTTGTTCGACGCTTTGCGCAACATTTCCCCGGAGTCGATTGCGGGGATGCTTGGCCCGGAGAACCTGCGGGAAACCATCGAGAACATCGTCAACAGCATTGTTGGTGGACTGGTGGGCCTTCCGGGCATTGGTGCGGGCATCGCTGACCTGTTCAACGTGTTGCAGGAGATCGCTTCACGCGCCAGCTTGGGGTTGTTCTCGTGGGACATCCTCGGCATCAGGACCAACAAGCCGGTTGATAGTGGTTTGTTGCCGTCGGAGCGGTCCAACTTCCCGTTGTCGAACGTCACGACGTGGCTTGAAGCTACGCAGAGCAATTCGCTCATCGGTGTTGACCTGATTGAAGAGTCGATGCCGCTGGGTGTGGTGTCGTGGATCGGCTACGGCCTTGCGGGGATCACTGAGTTCTACGTCAACATCTGGAAGGTTGACTTGACGTCGGGTGACTGGACGCTGGTGCACCATTCCCCGAACATTGTTGGGCTTTTGGGTGGCACGGCCGCGCCGGGGGAGTTCATCTCCTATGAGTTGGATGACCCGATCCCTGTGGTGGCGTCTGAGGCGTACGCCTATGAGCTTGTCCCGGTGGGCGGTACGCATTATGTGCGTGGCCGCGTAGCGGATTTGCCGAATCATCCGACGTCGCAGATCGTGTCTCTGGCGGCTACCCGAAACAACACGTCGCCGGATAGCCCGCCGTCTTCGATTGCGAAGGCGTCGGTGACCCGCTCGGGTGATGTGCCGTGGGTGAGCATCGCCGTGGACACAGGCTCTGGCGGGGACCATCACGATCCGTTGAAAATCTATCTGGGCACCGCGGCCACGGCGTTCCCGGTTCCGAACTGGGTGAACTACATCGACCCGGTAGCGGTGGGCGCCGGTGGTGGCGGTGCACAAGGCTGGGCCTTGGGTATCAACGGGCAGGCCGGCCAGCCCGGGAAGTTCAACGCCACCACATGGGTGCGGGGTGAGCATTTCGGCGACAACGCCATCATCACTCTCGACCCGGGCGCTGGCGGTATTGGCGGTCCTGGTGACGGCGCGGCCGGCGGGAACACCACGTTGTCTATCTCCACCCCCGGTGGCGACACGTATTCCATTGTCGCCGAAGGCGGCGCGGCAGGCACCACCGAAGGGTTTTTGTCGAAACCCGTTGGCCGAGGCCCGGGCACGTTCACATTCAACGAGCAGGACTATGTGGGCGGCCTCGACCAGAAGGTCATGGGCGGCCACGGCGCGCCCGCTGGTGGCGCCGGTAACGGCGGTAAAGGCTCGTTAGCTGCCTTCCAGTCCGGCGGAAATGGAGCGCCGGGTGGTGGCTGGGTGTTCTTCCGGCCCGACCCGCTGCCTGACCCTGACCCGGATTTGACGCCCCCGACGCCCCCCACATTGGTGGAGCTGGTCGATTCAACTTTCAGCACTATCACGATTACGTGGTCTGGAGCAACAGACGTATGACAATCAAAGGGTATTTCGTTTACGCGAAAGAGAAGGACGCTTCAGGCGATTTCGTTCAGTTGAATCCCGACCCGGTGTTGCCGCCGTATGGGACAAACGGTTTGAAGTCGAACACCACGTACGAGTTCTATGTGAAGACGGTGGACAACGCCGGCTGGTTGTCGGACCCGTCGGATACCTACGAGTTCACCACTCCCGCGCACACTGCGGGTGATTTGTTGTCGCCGGAGGACCAGGCGATGGTGGATCTGATTGTGGAGCAGTCCAGGGCGGAAACCGGCCAACCGGGGGTGATGTTGCAGATCACCGGTCCGCGCGGCAATTACGCGAAAGCGTATGGCACCACCGTGGGCGGCACTGTTCGCCCGTTGACGTTGGATGACCATTTCCGCATGGGCAGCTCCACGAAAATGTTCACCGCGATCGCGTTCTTCCAGGCCGTCGACAAGGGGTTGATCACCCTGGACGACACGCTGGAGCAGTACGTTCCGGGCATCCCGAACGGCACGGCGATCACGATGGGCCACATGCTGTCGATGCGGTCAGGTATCGCGGAGTACACGGCGGGTATCAACGCGCTCTGGATAACGCTGTTCCCGACGTGGCCATGGACGGGCGCGAAGGACTTCCTGTCAACGATGAAGGGGCCGTCAAATTTCTATCCCGGCACCGACTACCTGTATACGAACTCCAACTTTGCGCTGATCGGGATGGTGCTGGAGATTGTTGACCCGGACCATCGGCCGATCAAGCAAATCTTCAAAGAAGACATCATAGACCCTCTTGGGCTTACGGAAACGTCATGGCCGCCGATCGGTCCAGTTCCACCCCCAGCGTCGATCGCTGACACGTTCAACCCGAACTTCCTCGACGCTGCCGGGGCGTTGGCGACGAACATCAACGACTACACGAAGTTCGCGGAGGCGTTGCGGGACAACGCGATGGGACTGTCACCGGAGTCGTATGACGCGTGGCTGTCAACGTTCTGGAAGCACCCCACGGGGTGGGACCCGTACGCGAACGGGTTCTACATTCCCTCCGAGTACTACTACGGGTACGGGATAGAGTCGTTCGGAACGTGGTTCGGGCATCCCGGCTTGTTCTCGGGCGGCTGGTCGTCCACGATTTTCTTTGAGCGGGACTCGGGTGCGACATTCACGCTGCACGAGAACTCGAATACCTCCAACCCCCCGGCCGCGGGCTATACCCGCATTTGGGTGCGGGTGGCGGAGTATCTGTACCCCGGAACGATTACGAATGACCAAAACTGGCCGGTGCCGCCGGAGCCGGTGGATATTGGGTTCGATGCAGTGTCGTCGGCCGGGGCTGGTGTCGGTAGCGCCACTGTGAACTTCAAGGCCTCCGAGGGGGCCACGGTGTTCGCGGTGGTGGCGTGGGACCGCGCGGGCTCAGCCCCGTCGGTCACGTATGGCGGCGCCGGCGGTGTACTTCTCGGGTCCGTTTCGCACGATGGCGATCCGGCGAATGGGGGCCTGGCGATTTTCCGCATGGAGAACGCAGGCTCCGGCGTTGCTCGCCAGATGAAGGCCACCGGCCCGGGCTGGGTGAGTGCGTATGCCATTTCATTCAATGATGTTGTGTCGGTGGGCGCGCCGACGTTCGCCCACGGTAACGGTACTGCGCACAGTCAGCCGGTGACGGTACCGAGCGGGGTGACGCTGCAGGCGTTCTCGGCCGGGGCCGGGGGGGCGTCGTCGTCCAAGCTGACAACGATTCTGGGGGCGCGCTTGCGCGCGGAGCAGTCGGGGATCGCCCCGCCCCTGTGTGTCAACACAACCACGAGGACGGGAACGGTGAGCGCTACATCGGCGCAGCCGAACAGGTGGGCCGGCATGGCGGTGAACTTGCAGATTGGGGGATGAGCGTGGCTGTTGGCTGGTGGGCTGAGTCCCACGTCTCATTCGGCGTCACCATCACTCCTGAGGTGGGATTCCGCTACGGCGGTCCGAAACAAGAGTTCGGCGTCACCCTCACCCCCGAGATCGGCATGGCCGCCGTGGCGCACAACCGTGCGAGTTTCGGTTTGTCGGTGCCGGTCTCGCTGGGAATGGCTGCGGCCAGCCACAGCAAGACTTCGTTCGGGTTGGTGTTCACACCGTACATCGCGATGCGCGGACCGTCTGCGTTCCAGCCGGTGTTTCCGTCCGAGGATTTGTATCCGTCGGTGTCGCTGTTCCCGACGCCGCGCGCGCAGTCCCCCGGTTTCGGGTTGTCGTTCACGCCAAGCCTGGGGTTCGAGGCCGCGCCGAAGTTTGCGCGGTCGTTCGGTATCGAACTGGACCCGCAGGTCGGCATGGGTACCGCACTCGGGTTCACGAAGGGCTTCGGGCTCGAACTGTCCCCGCAGGTTGGAATGTCCGGCGCGGAGCGGTATTACCGCGAGTTCGAGCTGACGTTGACCCCCGAAATCGGCATGGACGCAGAGGGTAATGACGGTGTTGACCCGGTGGCGTTCGACGCGGTAACCATGTCCCAGCAAACGACGTCGACGTTCTCGTTCAACCACACGGCCACCGCCGGAGCGTCGGTACTGGTGTCACTGGTTGTACAGGGCAGCGACACGATCGCCTCCGTCACCTACGACGGATCAGCGATGACGCTTATCGGCAGCCAGGCTCTAAACAATGACGCTGGCAGTGGTTCTCAACACTTGTACGTCATTCATGGTGTTGCTGGCGGGTCGAAACAGGTGACGGTCAACAAGCCCACCGGCTTCGGGTGGGTGGGCGCTGTCGCGGCCTCGTATCTGAACGCGACCACCACCGGCACTGTGCAGAAGTCATACGGAAACAGTGGTTCGGCAAGCCTGTCGGCGTCCGCGCCTGGAGACGGTGGCCGGGTAGTCGTTTCGTTCGCCAACATGGGGAACCGGACGTTTACACCCTCTGGCGGAACGAACCGATTCTCGGGTTCGGGCATGTTCCCGATCCTGACCATCAGCGACGCGACGACGGCCACGAACTTCACGGCGACAAGCTCGTCGGGCACATGGGCCGCCATGGCGGTCCCGCTCAATCCCGTATAACCCGAAAGGAAACAATCATGGGCATTCCCAATGCAACTCACAAGGCAGCGTCGGACGCCATCGCCGGTCTCGGTAACTGGATCAGTGTGCATACCGGAGCTGCTGGCACCACCGGGGCGAACGAAGCCACAGGTGGTGGATATGCGCGGGAGCAGACGTCGTGGACGTCGGGCTCCTCGGGCACCAACACCGGCGACGAGGTTGAAATCTCCGTGGCAGCAGGCACCTACGTGGAGGGCGGCATCTGGTCGGCCAGCTCGTCGGGCACGTTCGTCGGCTCGGAGGCTTTCGACGACGGTGACGTGGAGGTGTCCGGTTCGGGCGCGAGCATCTCCATAACGCCGCGCATAGTCGCCTGAAATCCTGGATAGGGGAACTGTTTTGAACATCAAAACTGATCATCAGATCGTCGCGTTCGGCAACGACATGATGGGCTTGTTTGACCGTGACGGCACGCTGATTGTGCAGGCCGCCCGCGTGGTTGGCGGGTGGGAGGTCACCGCCGAGGGTCAGCCCCCGGTGACTGTGTTGGACCGGTCTTCGGCGATCACCGAAATGATCAACACTGCCCTCGCGGTGCTTCCGGGTGACGGTTATTCGTGCCTGGTGCCGAGGGGTTTGCGGGCGCAACCCTAGGGAGGGGTTTGGTATGGCTTATTCGAAGCAGTCGTGGGAGAACGTTCCCTCAACGAACACCCCGTTGTCGGCGGATCGTCTCAACCACATCGAGGACGGTATCGAAGGGGCGCATGAGGGGCTGGACGATAAGGCCGACCTCGCCCACGACCACGTTTTGGCCGATGTCACCGATGTGACGGCGAGCGCTTCCGAGGTCAACGTCTTGGACGGCATTACGGCGTCAACGGCGGAGTTGAATTATGTCGATGGTGTGACGTCGAATGTTCAGACGCAGCTTGACGGTAAGGCCGCCGCGTCGCACACGCATTCGGCCTCCGATATCTCCTCGGGCACTTTGGACATTGCTCGCATCCCCGTGGGTAGTAGTGGTTCCACGGTGTGTGTTGGTAATGATTCGCGCCTGTCGGACCAGCGGACACCCTTGGACAACTCGGTGACCCTGGCGAAGATTCAGGACGGTGCGATCACCAACGCGAAGATCAATACCGGCGCGGCGATTGCGAAATCGAAGCTGGCTTCGGATGTGCAAACCTCACTGGGTAAAGCGGATTCGTCGGTGCAGAAATCCGGCAGCGCGTCCGGGATGTGGATGGGCACCACCCTTCCTGGTACCGGCACGGCGGGTGTGTTGTACGTGGTGGTTCCGTGAAAGTTTGGAACGGCACAGCGTTCGTTGACCCCACCGCGTTCAAAGTGTGGAACGGTACTGCGTTCGTCAACCCTGAGCTGTACGCGTGGAACGGCACGAGTTACGACAAAGTGTGGCCCACGTTCACCCCGTTCACGTTGGAGAACGTCAACCTCACTGACGAGCCGGTTCCTGCCGGGGCGTCTGGCTGTTGGGTGACGTTGGGCGGCGCGGGCGGCGGCGGCGGTTCGGGTCGTAGGTCCAACTCCGGTTATCGCTACGGCGGCGGCGGTGGTGGTGGTGGCGCTTTCATTGAGCGTGTGTGGATTCCGCGGGCATCCCTGGGGAGCACATACACCATTACCCGCGGTGCCGGCGGTGCCGGCGGTGCTCGCGCCGCCGGTTCGAGCGACGGCAGAGACGGAACTTCCGGGGGGGCGTCCACTTTCAGCTCCGGCAGCGTCTCATTATCGGCGGGCGGCGGACAAGCCGGTGAGAAGGGCACCAATTCTTCCGGCAGCGGCGATGGCGGCAGCGGGGGAACGACAATCATTTCAGGAGTGTCCGCAACGGGATATACCGGCGGCAACGGCGGCAACGGCGGCAGCAGCCCAACTAGCGGGCAGAGCCGCACAAACGGCGCGGGGGCTGGTGGCCGCGGCGCCGGAGGCTTGCTCTCCAACGACAACAGCATCAACGGCGGATCGAACGGCACCAGCTCCGGCCCAGCGGGCAACGGCGGTGGCGGTTCTGCGGGCAGCATAAACACCGGCGGCACTAACGCTGGCGCTGGAGACGATGGCTACAACAAGATCGAGTGGGTCTGACCGCCTACTGGCGGTTCGGGTCACCAGCGGCGCGGAGTTGGTACACACGCTGCTTGGAAAGCTTGAGGGCGCGGCCAATGTCATGCCAAGTGATGCCGTGGACAGTCATCGCCTCGTAGACAAGGGAAGCCAGTTCGGCGTCGAGTTCTGCGGTGGTCGCGGCGCGTTTCTGCCGGTTGGCGATCATGCGGTCGATGATTGTCACATCTAGAAGTGTATCCCAAAAAAACACTTGTGCACGTGGTCAAACGTGATTAGACTGTGGTCTATCAACTTGAGACACCGCCCGGCGGGGCGAAAGGTCCTGAGAAACCGAACCCCGCCGAGCGGCCCACCCCCAACAGGAGGCCCACCAATGCTACGCACCACCACCGCGACTGTCTTCGCAATCGCCGCACTCGCCCTCGGAATACCCGCAGTCGCTGATGCCGCACCCGCCCACTGCGCGAATCACGGCACCGGCCACGGGCAGATCTACAAGCACGCATGCGCCACCGGCAGCGGCGGCGCAGGAGCCGACTGGACATACGCCACCCACGCCGACGGCACACCCAAGATGGACGGCACCAAACACATCTACAAGTGCGTGCGCCACTGCGGCGGCGGCCGCCACCACGTCGAAACCACCGACACCTGGTGACCCGCCATGAAGATCCACGTTCAATCCCGCGGCCCCGCCGGCTGGAACGCAACAGTCCTCTTCACCACAGGAACCGTCCTGACTGTCGCTGACGACCAAGGTCGCAGGCACCTGATCGACACGTCCCGCGTCACGGTCAGGAGGCTGCCGTGACCAAGCCCCTGCCAAGCAGGTGCACTGTGAAACGCATAGCCGGGGCTCTCGGAACCGGACTCCTCGGAGGCATCGCACTCACCAGTGTCCTGTCCTGGATGTTCGCCACAGGCAACTCCGCCATCGACTTCTTCATCGAACGCGACACCCTGTTCTACTTCTAAACCCACCCCAGAAAAAGCCCCGCCACCCACTTGGGTGCGCGGGGTTTTTCTATGCCCGAAAGGAACCCCGTGACATGGACCGTCTCGGAATCATCCTGCTCAAACTGCTCGGACCACTCGCCGACAGGATCGCCGACCGCATCGCCGACAGGATCGCCGAGAACCTGCCCGACCTGTCCGATTTGGATGACCAGATCGTCGCGAAACTCCCCGACCTGACCAACCTTCCAGAACAGGTCATCAACATCATCGGCCGGCTGCCGAGATTCCCGTTCCTGCTGGGCGGCAAGCCATGAAGGTCACCTACCGCGGCATGGAGATCGAACTCGAACTGCGCGTCGGGTTCACAGTGCACAACCAGGACGGCTCGTCCTACATCCAGGTCCACGTCACGCCGACGTCAATCACAGGCGGTGGTCCGGACGGCGACGGCGGCGAACCCCTACCGATCGAGAGGGCGGCATGAGCTTCACCTGGTTCCGACCCGAAGGCCCGCTACGCACCCGCGAACAAATCGCCCGCGAAGTCCACGCCGTCTCCCTAGCCCGTGGCCTCGATGAACTCGCCACCGTCATTGCCCTGATGACCATCTCCACCGAGGTCGGCACCGGAACCGGCGATGACCGCAAGTGGTGGTGCCCCGCCAACGACCGCGTCCCCGCCACGAAGAACTACCCCCACGACTCCCGCAGTGACGACAACCGCTCATCGGGCTACTTCCAGCAGCAACCCGGGCCGAACGGCGAACCGTGGTGGGGCACACCCGAAAACATGATGACCCTGCCACAAGCAGCCAACACATTCCTCGAACGACTCTCCGACGACTACAGGCGCGCCGCCAACAACCCCAGGTTGGCCGGCGAGTTCGCGCAACGAGTCCAGCAATCCGCATACCCCGACCGCTACGCCGACAAATGGGACGAAGCCTGGTCGGTGCTGCGACGTGCCCTCAACGAAACCACACCGGAGGAACCTGTGACCGAAAACCGGCCCGCCTATAACGAGTTTCCGATCTGGTCGGCCAACAACAGCGCCCGCAGCGGCAAGCCCACCATGTTCCTGATCCACACCCAGGAAGGTGGTGGTGGGGACGCTGCCGCCGAGAACCTCGCCAAGTGGTTCCAGAACGCCAACGGTGTCTCCTACCACTACACCATCTCCCAGGCGTCCGATGGTGGTGTGACGGTGGTCGATTGCGTCGACACCGACCGCGCCGCCTGGTCTGTGGGCAACGCGAACAGCATCAGCATCAACCTGTGCTTCGCGGGGTCGCGAGCATCCTGGATGCGGGATCAGTGGATGAAGCAGTCCAACGCGATCGACGTCGCTGCGTATTTGGCGGTGCAGGACGCGAAGAAGTACGGCTTCGAACCGCTCGTGGTTCCCCCGCCGTACGTGAATGGCCGACCTGGCATCTCGGACCACCGGTGGGTGACCGACGTGTTCAAGTGGGGCACTCACACCGACGTCGGAGACTGGTTCCCGTGGGACTACTTCACCGAACGGGTCAACCACTGGGCCAACGGTGGCAAGACCGAGCCTGAACCGCCCAAGGTGAAACGCTTCCCGGACGACTGGACCGACCGCGAAATCCTCGTCGAGATTCTGCGGCAACTGCGCGGATACAACCTCACTGGCTGGCCGCAGCTCGGCGGCAAAACCCTCGTGGACGCGGTAGCCGACCTGCGGACAGACATCATTGATCTACAAGGGGCCATAGAGCACGGAGAGATCACACTCGGCGGTGCCCAATGAGGATCGACGGCCAGTATGTCGGCCTCGGAGCGGGGGACAGCTCCGACGAGATCCGCAAGATCAAGGCGTTCATGCGGCGCAAGTTCGCTTCCTACGCGGGCGATTTGGCTGATACCCCGCTCTATGACGAGGCCATGACGGCAGCAGTCGCCGAGATGCAATCCCGGTACAACACGGCTGGGCAGCTGCGCGACGGGCTCTACATCCCCGGGATTATCAACGCCGAAACCAAGTACGTCATGGGGTATCTATCCCGGCCCGTCATCGACACCCGGCCAGTCCTGTTCACCGTGTGCGGCACCGGCGTGCCCTGGTGGGTCGGCCCCGACGCCGACACCGCACGCGCCGTCGAAGACCAATACCTGTGGCAACCCATCGGATACCCCGCCGCACCGTTCCCGATGGGCCGATCCATCACCGCAGGAATCACCGAGGCGCACAACCAGGCCAACCGGTGGCGCGAACGCATCGAAACCCACGGGACCGCACTGGCGGGCTATTCGCAAGGCGCGGTGGTCCTCTCGGAGCTGTGGATGAACCACATCGCACCCGAAGACGGTTCCCTGCGATGGATGAAACCCCATGTGCGTAAAGCGGTCACGTGGGGCAACCCGAACCGCGAACTCGGACACGTGTGGGCTGATCACGGCGGCTCCCCAATGGCCCCATCCAACACCCAGGGCGTGTCCTCCAACGGCATGCGCAACACCCCCGACTGGTGGCGCGACTACGCCCACCAAGGCGACCTGTACGCCTGCACCGAACCCGGCGACACACAAGAGGTCCGAAACGCCATCTGGCAGATCGTGCGCGACCTCGACCTGTTCACCGGCCCCGATTCACTGCTGGCCCAAGTGATCGAACTCGCGCAAGCCCCGCTGCCGGAGACGATCGCGATCACCCGGGCGATCCTCGACGCCGGCATGTTCTTCGCGAAACGCACCGGCCCGCACGTGGACTACAACCCCCAGCCCGCCATCGACTACCTACGCACATAGGAGGCACCATGCTGACACGTTCATTCTGGATCGACGCCGCCGAGCGGGCCATACGCACATTCGCCCAAACCGCGATCGCCACCCTCGGCGCCGGGGCAGTCGACCTGATGACCACCGACTGGATATCGGTGCTGTCCGTGTCCGGCGGCGCGGCCGTCGTATCACTGCTGATGTCGATCGGCGCCGAACGCCGCGGCAATCCCGGAACGGCGTCGGCCACTAGAGCGGTCACCGCCGCATGATCTGGGAATCGGTGCGCGAAGCGGTGGACGCCGCGTACCAGCCTGACGACGGTATCGACCTGATAGGACTGCTCATCATCGGACTGCCCTCCACCATCGCCGCCATCGGAACAGGGATCGTCGGCGTACTCACCGTTCAGGGACAGCGCAAAGGCCGGGAGCGCGCACGCCAGATCGACGCGAAAACCGATGAGATTCACGAGCAGACCGTCAACACCCATGACACCAACATGCGCGACGACCTCGACGAGATACGCGATCTGGTGCGGGACGGCTTCAAACAGATTCAACGGGACATCGGAGGGTTGAGGGAGGAACTGCGAACCGAACGCCTCGAACGCATCGAAGGCGACAAGCGACGCGACCGGTGAAACACCGGGAAAGGGAACACCGAATGTCACTCTTGGCCGATCTTGCAGGTTTGGAGCCCCGAACCTGCCCAGCATGTGATTGGGTTGGTGCCCGGTCGAAGCAGGAACGTGCAGAGATCAAATCCTCGTTGGAGTCCGCGAAACGCGGCGACGTCAGGTTCACCGACATACTGCGGGTCCTCGTCAAACACGGCATGCCAGACATGAATCCAACAGCGTGGCGGCACCACGCGAGGAACCATCATGTCCCTGACTAGCGACCTGCGCCAGGTGCGCATCGCCGAAGGTGTGCGCAACAAAATCCTGATCCTCGACGTTGAACGGCTCCCCGGAATCACCGAACAATACTGGTGGGGCAGGGGAGACCTGAAAAACCGGTACGTGCAGTACGAGACGGTGACCCGCATGCCGCGCACCACGATTGTGTGCGCCAAGTGGTATGACCAGCCCGAGGTTATCCAGCTCGCCGAATGGGACAAAGGTGGACGCAAACGGTTCCTGCGGCGCGTCCACAACCTGCTATCCCAAGCGGATATCGTCGTCGGCCACTACATCGACGAAGCTGACGTGCCGTGGCTGAAGGGCGATCTGCATTTGGAGGCCGGGTTACCTCCGCTGCCTCCGTTCAAAACCGTTGACACGTTGAAGGTGCTGCGCCGCGAGTTCAAATCCGGTGCCCCATTCAAAGGTTTGGACGCGTTCTGTCAGATCGTTGGCCTGCCCGCCAAAACTGACCGCTACGACCGGGGCGCGATGGAACGCGCCGTGACAGGGAAGAGCGCCGCGGACCGGGAACGCTTGGTGTCGTACTGCGCTGGCGATGTGGTAGCCACGCAGGGGTTGTACGACTTCCTGCGGCCACACATCAAAAACCATCCCGCACTGTTCGTTGACGGCGAGGACAAGCTGATGGTGTGCAACCGGTGCGCTGGTGAAACTGTGGTGATCCCGCGGCGGTACGTGGCGAATGTGTTGACGTACACGATGCGCCGCTGCACCAACTGCGGGGCGCATTCACGACTGTCCATCGAGCCGGAACGCATGAGCGCCGTGAGAGGGGTGTGACCGATGAACGTTCGAGTGTGCACGTTTCTAGACCACGGAGTGACGGTAGGGTTCCTGTGGGACGCGTTGAAGTTGTGGGTGCGGTTGTGAGGCCGGCCGATCCTGTCCGGGCTGCGATCCAAGAGAGTTTGGATGCGCAGGGCGACGGCTGGCAGGTAGCCCACTATGTGGCGGTTGTCGGCCTGGAACGCATCACCGGTGACCGGATGGACTTGGGCGCGACGACGGTGATCACACCGGTAGGGCAGCCGGGGTATCTCACGGACGGTTTGGTGAATCGTTACTGGGACGAATCAGACGATGAGTGATCCGCAGTTGGAGTTGTGGCGGTCGGTGTGGCTGGCTGTCGTCGCGGGGATGATCGTCGCGCTGTTAATTCACGTCCTGGCTTAATCCACGCCTCGTGAAGCATCGAACTTCAGGAGAGGTTACGGGGCCGCCCCGCTTGCACACACTCTCCAGTGCAAGCGGGGCGGCCCTCTTTTCGCGTATCTACTAGTGCTTGGGGTTTCGGGCAGCTCTGTATCGTTCGGAGGCATCCAGGTTTTGGCATGTGTGGTGCACTGGGGGAAGGGTGTCGATAACTGTCTCCCCGTCTTTGAACGGTTGACCGCACCGGCCGCAACGATCATCGGTGTTCATCAGTTGCACATCTCGCATCCGTGGCCGGTCGGGTAGGTGTCTGATTCACCTATGTGGCTCAGGTTCCGACTGCCAGTGGGCTGCATCAACGCGACCTCAACAGAACCACAAGCGGTGCACATGCCGTAAACGACGTCATCCGACTTCACCTCACAACCACCACACATCACAGCTTCGTAGCGGTCAGTAGCTGCAGTCATTTCATCCTTCTTTCAGCCATCGTTGGGAACCGTGATCGCTGTCCGCCGACGCTCCAGATGCTTCAACCGCTCAATCGAAGGCACAGCAAGCTCAGTTGGATCCTCATGCTCCCCTATGAAAAGAGAGTACGACGGCGCGACGACATGTAGGACCAGTGAAAACCCCTATAGGGTTACCTTTAGGGTGATCCCCTCTGAGGCTTATGGCCTCTGACCTGTGCGCCGTGAGGGTTTCGAACCCCCGACCCGCTGATTAAGAGTCAGCGGTTGATAGGCTGCATACCAGGAGAAACGTTGTCAAACCCGCAGGTAGACACCCGATACTGCGCAGTTCTGCGTAATGCTGCGCAGCACCGTAGGGTGAACCGTAGGGTGACCCCCGGGAGGGAAACGATGGCAACTAAGAAACGCAGAACCCGCGGAGACGGAGCGTTCTTCCAACGCGCCGACGGCAAATGGATGGGGCGAGTAGAACTACCCCCCGACCGCAACGGCAACCGCCGCTACAAATGGGTGTCCTCCGTGGACCGCAACACCGCCATGGCCAAACTCAAACAACTCCGCCGCGACGTCGAAGAGGGCCGCATCGCCACCACCTCATCCACAACTGTGGAGAAGTGGATGCTGCACTGGATCGACAACATCCACGCCAAACGTAAAGTCCGCCCCGGCGTCCTCAACGACTACCGGGCCGCCATCCACAACCACATCAACCCGATCCTCGGCGCGAAACGCATCGACAAACTCACCCCGCAGCATGTGCGGGACCTGCACTCCGAGATCGGGGCCTCCCGCACCGCCGAGCTGGTCCATGTCATCGTCCAGAAAGCCCTGGACGATGCGGTAGCGGAGGGTGTGGCGACCAGGAATGTGGCCGCCTTGGTCGACAAGCCTGAGTACCGGAAGAAGAAACGCAACGGCTTCCCGGCGGACGTGGCGCAGCACATCATCCACACCGCGTTCCAGGTGTGCGACGAACCGGATGCGGTGCGGATCGCCGCCGGTTTCCTGACGGGCGCCCGCCGTGGGGAACTCCTCGGCCTGCGCTGGCCCTACGTCGACAACCCCGCTCAGGGATGGATCACCATCGCTTGGCAGTTGCAATCGGAAACCCGCGTCCACGGCTGTGGGGATCCTCTACCCGAACCGTCACCGCTGGCCAGGCCCGACCGTATGCCCAAAAAACCCCCGTACTGGCCTTGCGGGAAGACACGGGCATGGGCATGCCCGCAGTCCCGGTGGGACCTGCCGGCGCATTTCGAGTATCAGGAATGTGAGGGGTCGTTGTTGTTCACCCGGCCGAAGACGGACGCTGGTTGGCGTGAGGTGCCATTGTTGCCGCCGTTGTATGTGGCGATGCAGAAACTCCGCACCGACAATCCGCATGACTTGGTGTGGCACAAGGAGGGGAAGCCGATCGATCCCCGTTCGGACTACGACGTGTGGCGTGGCGTGTTCCGCGCTGCTGGGGTGATCGGTCCAACCGAGTCGTTGCCGCCGCACAACTCGCGGCACACCACGTCGACATTGCTGCGCGCATCGGGTGTGGATGAGCAAACGCGTATGGAGATCTTGGGTCATGCGAGTGTGGATGCGCAGCGGATCTATGCGCATGCGGACCGGGCGAGGCATCTGGAGGCCATGCAGGGGCTGTCCGAACTACTCCCATCGACGTTTGCGTTAGAAACAAAATAAGGCGACCGACTGTAAATGCGCCCTGCCGAGGGATTCACCATCCCCGGCAGGGCGCTTTTTTTGCGTTCTGGCGGGTGTCAATCCGTCATGGTCCAAGTTCCGCAGCCGCTCGTGCGGAACACGATGCGGTGATCCCCGTTGATGGTGCCGGTCCACGACGCGACACCATCGGGTTGGATGTTCGCGCGTACGGTGCCGGATGGTGCTTCACCTTCGCGGAGTGTTTCGCCGCCGCGGTAGTCGGCGACGCTGACGACCGCCCACGTGCAGCCGGGGGAGCCGGGTGGGATGGTGGCGGTGTAGGTGCCCCAGTCGTATCCGTCTGCGCCGCCCATGTTGTGGTAGCCGTCGCCGGGGATGGTCCGATACGGGTTCACGCGCGCTGTGGTGGTGGTTGACGTTGTGGCGGCTTGCGTTGTGGCGTCGTCGTCCTTGTCGCCACGGGCGGAGACGAGGGCGACAAGGACGAGGACGCCGAGCGCGGCGGCCATCACTTTTCCCAGCGAGACTGCGGCGTTGGTGTTGTTGTTCATGGATGTGTGCGCTTTCTGGTGAGGGGCTGGCAAACGTGACGCACTGTCGGTTATCTAATCGTAATATTCCCATTTGTGGGCTTCGTGTGTCGATCTTGGCAACGATCCGTTAGCGTCTACGCATCCGGTTGCGAGGGGTGGCCGGTGTTGTTCATTTCGGTAGGTGCAGCCCATGTTTGATGACGATCTCGACACTCTGCTGGCGCGGATTTTGAACGCGATGGATGAGTGCCCGCCAACAATGTGGTCGCTGGACCGGGCGCGCCTAGTCCTTGCGGCGTTGACGCGCCCGGACGCTCCTGGCGACGTGGGCGTGGATCGCAGGGCCTGTTTCGCTGGCCCTAGGCTGGCGCGGTTGCGGCGGTTCACCGGGCCTGGCGCCTAGGTCTTCCTCCTGGTCTTGATGCGTTTCGCGCGGTGTTCGCGTCGTCTGCGCAGTTTCCATGACATTTCGTGCCTCCTGTAATCGTCTGGTTATTTCTGCAACTAGGTCGGCGTCACTGATTTGTTTCACCGATGTGTTGGTTCCGATCGGTACTGGGTCTCCTCCGCTCAATGTTGCGATCGTTGAGCCGGGTTCCCACTGCAGTGGAGCATCGAGCATTCGAAGCGTTGAACCGCGGGGCCGCGGTTTCGATGCGTCGTTGTTCTCTATGCGTGACTGCACCACGTCGGATGGCCCTCCGGCTTCCTGAACCTCGGCTTGGCTGAGTTTCAGGTACTCGCGTCGGGCTCGGACGATCTTCCCGAGTCGTTCCCAGTCGGCCTGCGCTGGGCCGTTCTGCGTCTTTGGCATGGCGCCAATCATCCGGAAAATGTTCGGCAAACACAACCATCGTTTGGCTAACGACCGTCGTGTAATTCCCATGTCCACCTGCGGCGATGTCGACGTTTGCCCAGCTAGACCAACATTTGCCGAACAGATCCTTGCGGATCCCTAATGTTTGCCGTACATTCGGACGCATGCCAACCGGTTCAAAATTCTCCCGAACCAAGAGCGTCGCCGACCGCCCACTTAGGACTCCACCGCATGTACCTATCGGAGCGCTGCGTGCAGTTGCCGACGTGACGCTTGAAGAACTCGCAGTGGGAATCGGTCAGATTTGGGAAGAGGAAGGCCGCTCGGACGCGAAGCCGCCCAGCCGCGGCACCTTGTCCGCGATCGAGTCTGGCCGCCGTGGCGCATCACCAGAACTGCTCGCCGCCATCGAAAAGTTCTTCCACCTGGACCCGGGGACCATCACGACCGCATACCGGCCGAGGCCCCGCGCGCGTTTCGCCGCATAAGAAATGCCCCCACCTGTGTGGAGCAGGTGAGGGCAGAGACACCTGAGAGGAAAGGCTCAAATGTCTGAATTACAGCTTACCGGTGACCAGTCACCATTCGACGCCGGACGCATCCCGTGCCCGCAGGGCGGCGAGGACCGTTGGTCGGCCCGCTGGCTGATGGAGCAGATGACGTACCCGACATGGCAACACTTCGAGCCGGTCATCGAGCGCGCCAAGACCACGGCCGCCAGCGAGGGATTCAACGTCAAGACCCTTTTCACGGTCAACCGTGAAAACTCTGGAGGTAGGCCGCGCACTGACTACTTGGTCACCCGATACGCCGCATACCTGATCGCCATGAACGGCGACCCGCGCAAGCCCGCCGTGGCCGCCGCGCAGCACTACTTCGCGGTCAAGACCCGGCAAGCGGAAGTGCAGCCGGCCATTCCGGACATCACCACCCCTGAGGGGTTGTTGGCGATGACGGAGATGTTCGCGGACACCGCGCGCAAGCTCGTGGCCGTCGAGTCCGAGAAGAAGATGCTGGCTGCGGCGATTGAGCGGGATGCTCCGCTGGTTGCGAAGGCTGAGGCTCACACCGGTTCCGATTCGGATGTTCACCGTCAGGAGTTCGCCCGCGAGGTCCAGGCGTGGGGGACCAAGCAGGGCATCGACATCAAGCAGGCGGATGTGTTGCGGTTCCTTGGGCACATCGGGTTGTTCATCCGTGGTGAGCGCTCCGACACCGGTCACGCGACTGCTGATGCGCTCAAGCGCGGGTTGGCTTTCACCCATAAGGATGTGGCCCGCAACGGCTATGCGTATGCGGTGGGGAAGCTGACCCCTTCTGGTCAGGACTACGCGTGGAAGCGCATCACCAAGTACGTGGGTGATCACGGCTCCCTGGAGTTGCCGCGCGAACTGCGAGGCGGTGACCCGGCATGAAGTTCTCCGGTGAATACCTGTACCGGGTCCGCGTGATCCGTTACCCCGAGGGTGCGTTCGAGTGCATCGATGAGAAAGCTGACTACTGGGTCCCCACTCCCGGCTGGCAGCCGCCAGGTTGGCGTCCGCGCGGCAACTACACACAGATCCTCGGCACCGACGAGTTCGTGTGGCCGGTAACCAACAAGGTGTATGGGTCGCATTCGACAGCGAAGAAGCGTGCTGACTTGCTTGAGTCCTATGGGGCTACTGCGGTGGTTGAGCGTTCCAGCCGGATTGTGTGGCCCGAATCATGAGCTTCTCTTTCTACTCAAAACCTCAGCGTCTGATCAAAAAGTCACACGGCGGTGTGACCATCGGTCTAGGGAACTACGACGGAACCGACCTGGCCTACCTCAATGTTGGTGACGGTTACCGCAATGGTGACGTTCTCCTGGACGCCGATGAACTCACGGATCTGATCGACCAGTTGACCATCATCCGCAACGCGATGAGGGAGACGCGATGACGTTTCATTCACGCCCGAGGCCTCCGATTCAGCATTTCCCGAAGCCGAAGAAGCCTTTGTTCCAGTCGAAACCGAAGGATGCGAAATGAGCACTCCCAGATGGGCCACGTTCAAAGAGGCCGCGTCATACCTCCGCTTGAAATCAGACGTGCTGATACGGGAGGCGGTCAAAAACGATGGGTTGAAGGCTTATCCGATCGGTAACGGTCGGGAGGCGCGTGTTGACCTGAATGAGGTTGATGAGTGGATGAAGTCGCGTAGTTATGAGCCGAGGTCCGCGTGAGTACTGCGGCAGAGGATGCGTACCGGCGTGCGCCTGAGACTGTCGCCGAACTGGTCGCTGAGGTTGAGCGGCTGCGGGCAGAGAAGCTTGGGCTGGAAATCTCGGAGTCCAATCTGCTTGTCGAGCTGCGCAACGAGGTTGAGCGTCTGCGGGCGGCCATCGAACGGGCTCGGGCGCTAGCCGAGAATTTGGCGACCGTTGACACCGTTTGGTTTTGGCACACGGACTACATCCGCGATTACTTCCTCTCAGCGCTGAAGGAGGACCAGTGAGTACGTCTGCTCCTAAGCATCGGAGTGTGTGTCAACTGTCGGGTGAGGTTCGTCCGTCTGGGTTGTGGAAAGCGTTGGCGGAGTTAGACGCCAGGCAGATGAAGGAAGCGGCGGAGCTGGATGCGTTGCGTGAGGAAAACGCGCGGCTGCGGTGCCGGCTGCAGGAACTGGGGGAGACAGCGTGAGTGGTCTGCTCTGGATTCTCGTGGCCGTTGTCGTTGCCGCTCAGGTTCCCCAGGTGGTTCTGCTGATGGCCCCGCGTGCGTTCTGGGACGGCTTGTACGACAGCCGACCGACAGCGGCGTGCTTCCTGTGGGGATATTCCCACCCCTTCGGCCCGGATTGGAGTAACCGGTGAATCTTGTTGAGCGTTTGAATGCCAGGTTTAACAACGTGATTCATGACGGGCTCGCCTTGGTGGGTGCTGTGGTGGATCCGTGGCTGGCCAAGCTTGAGCGTCAGGCCATGAGCAATGCGTTGGGTCGGGATTTCGGCCTGGACTACGCGGATGGTCTTGCGGCTGCGGAGGCTGAGGAAGAAGTCCACGAACCCGGATTCGTATCTGTCCGCGGCAATGCCGGCGGCGGTGGCGGTGGCATGTCGCCCATGCAGGTGATCGACGATGCGTACTGGTGCTTTGAACACAAGATGACTCGCGGTCTGTGCCGTGACATGCACCAGGCCGCGTGGAAGCTGCATGCCTCTGCCGGGCATCGGGTTTCGGCAGACCCGTCACCCGTCTCGGTGGGTGACACTGGTCCCGGCGCGGGCATGGTTCCCCCGCCTCCCCCCGCGCCGGGACCTTCCAAATGCACCTGCCCCACAGTGGAATGCGAACTCCTCGCTGAGGACATCTGCGATGAGGCTGAGGAAGCCGAACTGCTCGACGAGTTCATGGAGTTGGGGGAGTTCCTGGATTCTGCGACCGCGGAAGAACTCGCCGCCATGAGGCAACAGCATGCGACGGCCGCCGAGTTGGAACGCCATCTGCGTTACTTCACGACCGCGCCCGGCGCGTCCGGGGTGAACCCCGGCGTTGTCGCCCAGTCACTGCTGGAGACGTATCACATCACCCCGAAGTAAAGGCGGGCCGCCGCCCCATTGCGCGGGACGACGGCCCTAACACCGGAAACACACAACTAAGGAGACAATTCCCGATGTCAATCCAAGATTCTAAACCCTCATGGTGGGACCACCACCAAACCAACTGGTCTGACCTGCCCGTCACCACCAACCCACCCATGGCTGACCTGGGACATACCCAGGAGTTCGAGGACTTAGCGGCGACGGTCATGAGCGAACTGGACCGTGTCGGTGGCTGGCCGTTCATACCGCCGTGGCACTGGGAGAACGAGCCCACGGTGTGGGAGCAGATGAACGGCGACGCTGTTGTCGCCCTGCTGCACGACTACCTGATCGTCAGTGATCCTGCGGCGTTGTGGGAGGCGGCGTGACCGCCCCCAGGCCGGTGTGGTGCCGGCACGACCCCCGCAACCAGAAGCCCGTGCAGAAGAACTGGCGCTACTGGTGGACGATGCCGCTGCTCATCGCCGCAGGCATCATCGGCCCAGGACTCGCCGCACCAGAAGCCAAAGCAGACATCACATCCGACGCGTTCGTCATGGCACTCGACTCCGAAGGCATCACCTACAGCTCCAAACCCGCCGTCATCAACGCCGGCAAAGCCGTCTGCGACGTCCTCGACACCGGCTACACCATGTACGAAGCCTCAGTCTTCGTGTACAACAACTCCAACCTGAACCTGTATGACTCAGGGTATTTCGTGGGTGCCGCCACCGCATCGTTCTGCCCTGAACATTTGAGCGGCACGGGGTGGGTGTGATGCCCAACAATCCGTTCATCCGGCTCGCTGAAGCTCATTCTGAGGACTGGCGCCGCGACGCGATCTGCACGGTCGACCCGGAGGCGTGGTTCCCCGAGAAAGGGATCCGCAACGACGACGCCAAAGAAACCTGCTGGAAATGCCCCGCACAAGCACGCTGCCTCGAATACGCCCTGGAACACAACGAGTGGGGTATTTGGGGTGGATTCACGGAGAAGGAACGACGCGCTATCAGGCGTGGAGAAATGACCCCGGTGAACCAACGCAAAATGATGCCTTGCGCGATCTGCGGTAGCGACTTCACACCGAAACACCGCCGCGCCAAGTATTGCTCCACGAAATGCAAGAACCGTGCCTATGCGTTGGCTCGCCGACAGCAGAGGCGGGGAGCATGAACATCGACTGGTTCGCTGTGGAGTGCGCCTCCAACGGAACACCCATGCGGCTCAACACCGATGAGCGTCGAATGATGGTGCGTCGCCGGCCGAACCTCCCCGAGGATGAGTTGGCTCGGCGATCGTTTTGCACCGTTCGAACCATCGAACGGGACCGCGCCGACCTGGCTGATGCAGAACAGCAGCAGTGCCCCCTGTGTGGTCAAGCCGCGTGGGTGATCCACACCGGGATTGTGGAGGCGCACCCGGACAAGCTGCTGCAGGAATGCCCCATGTCTGGCCAGCCGGTGGCACCTGATTGGGAATCGCAAACCGCGGCAACGGTTGTGTGGCTGTCCAGGCGTATCCGTGTCGGCGACTCGCTGGGTGTGTGGGATTACCTCACCAAACTTCCAGTTGATCAGCGCACCAAATTGTTGATGGCCGCGCTGGCTGGCATCCCAGATGTTGATGACCCGTTCGCGTGGATCACTGAGGAAGTGGAGCAGGTCGCATGAGCAACGGCAACAGGCTCACCCCTGAGCAGGTGAAAACGGTGCTGGCGATGACTCGTGACGGGTTCTCCGCCAAACACATCGGAGATGTCATCGGTTGTTCAGCGCGGACGGTGGTTCGGGTTCGGGCGCGGGGTGATGCCCGCGTGATGGACCCCGAGTTGTTCACACCGTTGACGCAGGAACAGAAGGACTTCGCCCGGTATCTGCTTGATGACGGCGCCCCCTACCAGGAGGTTGCCCGCACATTGGGGGTGTCCAGCACCACCATTGAGAAGCACTTTCCTGGGCGGGCGTGGACCAAGAGGCAGGCTGCTGAGTTCACCGCGTTGCTGAAGAAGTTCCGTCGGCTGGAGGCGTCGTGATGTGCAGGTGTGGGCACAACCGGTCCTGGCACAGGTATGCGTGGGATCGGTTCCGCCAAGTGTGGGACACCAGTTGTGAAGCCACCAACTATCACGGCCCTGCTGGGCATGAACGCTGCCGCTGCTCCAAATACCAAGACAAGGAAGACGAATGATCACTGATACGAGGGTCATCACTGCGAGGGATGACGCGAAAGCCGGCGCAGCCGCACTTGATGACGCGAGGTGTGCTTTGCATGAGCTGTTGTCGGAGGGTCCGCAGTTGCCGTTCCTGGACCGTGAAGCACTGGAACTCAACCTTGATGTGGTGAACAAAGCGCTGTCCCGTGTGGACGCGGTGATCGGATCGTTGGACCGGCTGGCGGACAGGTGGACAGCATGAGTAGCGAAGGCCAGACCCTCACGTGGGAGTGGTTCACCGGTTTTGTTGGCCCCGGTAGGTGGCGTGCGGTACTGCCCGGTGATCGGCGCAACGCGTGGATCAATCCGTCCGATGTGGCGGGTGATTTCCGTTGGTCTGTTGAGGACAACACGTGTGCGCTGGTTTTGGCGTGGGGGTATGAGGAAACGTTGGACGCCGCGATGGCCGCTGCCGCCGCTGCTGCTGCGGAGTATCGACTGAGGAAGGCTGCGCGATGAGCGAACCTGATGTGGAAGGACTTGCGAAGCTCCGGGAACCTTTCCCGCCGAATCAGATCGGGAAACTCCCCAAGGGCGGCATCACTCTCGACTTCCTTGGCCATGGTTATCTCACCGCCCGATTCCTGGACGTGGACCCACTGTGGACGTGGGAGCCGTTCGCCGTCGGAGACAACGGGCTACCCCTGCTGGATGAGCATGGTGGGCTGTGGATCCGACTCACCCTGTGCGGTGTGACCCGCATCGGCTACGGCGACGCCGGCGGGAAGAAAGGCCCCAACGCCGTCAAAGAAGCCATCGGCGACGCACTCAGGAACGCGGGCATGCGGTTCGGTGCGGCTCTCGACTTGTGGTGCAAGGGAGACCCGGACGCCCCGGCACCGCCGGATCCTGCGGTGGCTGAACGCAACGCTCTGCTCCACGAGCTGGGAGATGCATGCGCAGCTCTGACGCTCGATGAGAAGACGGTGGCCGCCCAGTTCTACGGCAAGTACAAGGTGACCGCGAGGAACGCGAAACCCCAGCAGTTGCGGGAGTTCATCGACGACCTCATGGAGAACGGCGCCCCCGCATGAGCCGCCGGTTCACGGGGTTTCCCCCGGAAGTCAAGGAACTGATCTGGGAGCGTGCTCACGGTCGTTGTGAACGCTGCGGAGAGTATGCCTCAGACGCTACTGCACACCATCGCAGGCCCCGTGGTCTTGGCGGCTCTCGACGCGTAGACACCAACGTGGCTTCTAACGGGCTGTGGGCTTGTGGTGCTTGTCATCGTTGGGCGGAGTCCTATCGGGCGCAAGCATTCGCCGACGGGTGGCTTGTTCGTCAAACCCAATCCCCTATCGAGATTCCCGTCCTGTACCGCGGCCAATGGGTGCTGCTCGACGACGACGGAAACACCTACCGGATACCTAACACTGTGGAGGCTGCGAAGTGACCGGCCACGTGACGTTCGCCAATTGCCCGTTTGGCACGACCGATTGCATGTCATACACCGAGTTCTTAAGCCGCAAAAAAGCTCAGGCGGACATCCCCGGCCGTGAAATCCCCGCATCAGACGTACACCCCATGCTGCACGACTGGCAAAACGATCTGGTCAGGTGGGCAGTTCGCACATCGCGGGCGGCGCTGTGGGCTGACACAGGCATGGGGAAAACAGTTATGCAGTTGGAGTGGGCTCGGCTGTCTGGTGACCGCCCGCTGATCGTCGCGCCACTGGCTGTATGCGCACAAACCGTCCGCGAGGCCAACAAGCTGGATGTGACCGCCGAGTACGTCGCCGAGCCCGACCCCGACATGTTCCGCCGCGCGCAGATCGTCGTCACCAACTACGAACGACTGCACAACTTCTCACCCGACATGTTCGATGCCGTGGTGCTAGACGAGTCAAGCATCCTCAAACAGTCGGATGGGAAAACCCGGACAATGCTTATCGATTGGGCCGCCCATATTCCACACCGGCTTGCTTGCTCGGCTACCCCGGCGCCGAACGATCCCGAAGAACTGACCAACCAAGCTGAATGGCTCGGGCGGATGTCCAGAACTCACATGCTGGCCGCCTACTTCATTCACGATTCCGACGGGTGGAGACTTAAAGGGCACGCCCGTCAACCGATGATCGAGTGGATGGCGCAATGGGCTGTCGCACTGACGAAGCCATCCGACGTTGGGGGAGATGACACTGGCTACATACTTCCCGGGCTGGAGGTCATTCCCGAGATCGTCCACGCCGACATCGAAGTTGAGGGGCAACTGTTCGCCACCGACATCGGAGGTGTGACAGGCCGCGCAGAGTTGCGTCGCAAGACGTTGCAGGCCAGGGTTGATCGCGCCGCGAAGCTGGTCGCTAACAACCCTGGCCCGTGGATACTGTGGTGCGGATTGAACTCTGAAGCCGAGGCGCTGGCAGCGGCGGTACCAGGTTCGGTCAACGTTCACGGGTCACTGGACCCGGACGAGAAAGCGCAGCTCCTACTGGGGTTCGCAGACGGCCAGTTCGAGGTCCTGGTAACGAAGCCGAGCATCGCTTCGCAGGGCCTGAACTACCAGCACTGCCACCGCATGGCGTTCGTCGGGATGGGTGACAGTTACGAGCAGTACTACCAGGCGATCCGGCGCTGCTACCGGTATGGGCAAACCAAGGTTGTGTATGCGCACGTCATCGTTTCAGAACTGGAATCACAGATCGCGGCGAATGTCGCACGCAAAGAACAGCAAGCCAGCGACATCACACGCGCGCTGGTCGAAGAGATGAGAAGAGTGAGAGGTAAATCGGAATGACCGACTACATCACCGGTGAAGAACACGGACAGAACTGGACACTCCTGCTGGGGGACAGTTGCGAACGGTTATCCGAAATTGAAAGTGAGACAGTCGACTTGTCGGTCTGCTCCCCTCCGTTCGCCAGTTTGTTCACCTACAGTCCGTCGGTGCGCGACCTGGGGAACAGTGCCAGCCGCCGAGAGTTCTTCGAACATTACGGATTCATCATTCGGGAGCAGTTGCGGGTCACGAAGCCTGGCCGGTTGGCGTGCATCCACGTTCAGCAGTTGACCACAACGAAGGCAACTGACGGCTACATGGGCATGACTGACTTCCGTGGCCAAGTTATCGCCGCGTTCCAGAACGCGGGCTGGTATTTCAACGGTGAGGTGACGGTGTGGAAAGATCCACAGGCCCAGTCGATTAGGACTCGTTCGCATGCTTTGGCGTTCGCGACGAAGAACCGTGACAGCGCGGCTACACGCCCTGCCCTTGCGGATTACCTGTTGCTGTTCCGTAAGCCTGGCGATAATGCGGTGCCGATTAAGAATGATGTCACGAATGATGAGTGGATCGAGTGGGCATCTCCGATCTGGACTGACCATCACGACGGGGGGTGGCTCACCGATGATGGGCATATTTGCCCGGTCTGGTACGGGATTCGTGAAACGGACACTCTGAACACGAAGGTTGCGAAGGAGTCCGCGGATGAGCGTCACATTTGCCCTCTCCAGCTTGGTTTCGTCGAGCGGTGCGTGCGGTTGTGGTCGAATCCTGGCGAGCTGGTGTTGACACCGTTCGCTGGTATTGGTTCTGAGTTGTATCAGGCTGTGAAGCTGGGGCGGCGGGCGATCGGTATTGAGTTGAAGCCATCGTATTGGCGCACTGCGGTTGACAATATGCGCGCGTTGGACGAGGAGATGTCGGTGCCGACACTTTTGGACGCTTTAGATGACGCGTCATGACTGCCGAGTCGATGTTGTGGTTCCGTGCCCGTCGCCGTTCGCACCGTTCCGCGTGGGGGCATCCACGACCACCAGCACCACCGAAACCACAACCCACACAGGAGAACCAATTGAGCAACCTCACACCAGAACATCTCGAAGCGATCGCCTACATCGTCCTCGCATTCACCGGACCACCGTCGCTGGCGTACTTCCTCGTGAAGGGGCTGTTCCGGTGATGTACACGGTTTCTGGGACGTGGCCCCATTACATCGTCACCGGTGGAACCGAACCACCGAAATGCTTCAACTCCACCGTCACCGCCGTCAAATACCTGGAACAGATTCTCCAGCAAGGCGACACCATCAACTGGCAGGTCCCATGAACGTCCTGTCCCTGTTCTCAGGCATCGGCGGACTCGAACTGGGTTTGGAACGCGCCGGCATGACTGTCGTAGGACAGGTCGAAATCAACCCTTACTGCCGGCAGATCCTCGCCAAACACTGGCCCGATGTCCCCCGACATGACGATGTACGCACCACCGTTGAGTGGTGGGCGAGCGAAGAAAGGCCCCGAGTTGACCTCATCTGTGGAGGATTTCCCTGCCAGGACATCTCTAACGCTGGTGCCCGAAAAGGAATTACCGGACCCAAGTCCTCCCTCTGGGGAGGAATGCTGCACACCGTACGCAACATACGACCCAGATACGTCCTCATTGAGAACGTCGCAGCTCTCCTTGTTCGAGGAGTTGACACCGTCCTCGCCGACCTTCACGAGAGCGGGTTCAATGCGGAATGGTCAGTGCTATCCGCGTGTGCCATGGGTGCCCCACACACACGTGAGCGGCTGTTCATTCTGGCATACCCCAACAACCAACGACTTCAAGCCAGCGGGAAAAGTCGAGTTCGAGATGACTTCGAAATGGCTTTCAGGGGAGTCGGTACCGAACACGTACATGCGGTTGCGCAGCCTGATAGCAGCCAGAGAGGGGCGCATTGGGCGAGCGAACCCGGTGTGGATCGAATGGCTGATGGGATTTCCGCCGAACTGGACCGACGTCGACTCTTCGCCCTCGGAAACGCTGTCGTCCCGCAAATATCCGAACACATCGGCCGAATGATTCTGGAGGCCGCGGCATGATCACCGTTGCTTGCGCAGAATGCGCCCGCACCCAAGGACGCCCCGTCACCGCCGAATTCACCACCACCGACGACGCTCAACACTTCATCCGCCGGCACCACGCACTCGCCGACCACCGAGCACACATCGAGGAACACCATGACGTGCCTGTTGTGTGATCATCCCCGCTCCACCCACACACCCCAATGCCGTGTCCGGCTGGGTGTGGATGCGGATGACATGACCCGGTACACGCAGTGCCTATGCCCAGGATTCGAAGGCACAGAAGACGAAGAGGAGGACTAGTGGCTCACGTTCTGTATCGCTTCTACAGCGCCACAGGGCAGCTGCTGTACGTGGGAATCACCATGAACCCGCCGCAACGGTTCAAATCCCACCGAGACTCAAAAGACTGGTGGGACCACGTCGCTGGCATCAGCATCGAGAACTACAACACCCGTGAGGAACTGGAGAACGCTGAACGCCGCGCCATCCAGGTTGAGCACCCCTTGCACAACGTGGTGCGGGCGAAACCAAAGGTGATCCAGGACCCTTTCGCGGAGTCGGATCCGAAACCGCAGCCGGAACATCCTCTGCCTGATTCTCTGACCGATCTTTTCTCGCCAGAACCAACCGGTCACGTTTTCGGCGGACTGTTCGGACGATCCAATGTGGTCCGCGATCGGCAGGCTGAGGCTCGTCGGGCACGGTGGGATGCCATCTACGCCTGCGATCTCTGCGACCATGCCGGATACCGAGGCAAGTCGGTGTGCGACCACGTCGAGCACCGATCGGGGCGAGCCCGTGAGGCGCAACGACAGGTCCAGAGGGATCGGCTGCAAGTCATTCCTGGAGGTGATTCCTGATGGGCAGGAAAGCAACTGGCAAGGACCACTCGGAAATCAACCTGGCAATCTGGGGTGATGATGACTGGTTAGATCTAACCCCGCCAGCCCAACATCTGTACTTCGTGTTGTGGACGAGCCCGCAACTGTCCTATTGCGGTTCGGGGGAGTGGCACGCCGGCCGAATCGCCGCGATGGCCAAGGGATGGACAGTTCAGGCCGTCGAGGCGGCCGCCGCAGAGTTGTCCCGTCAACTGTTCCTCATCATCGACACCAACACCGACGAGTTTCTTCTGAGGTCGTGGATCAAGCACGACGGCCTGTGGAGGAAACCGAACATGGCCGTGTCGATGGCTAACGCGCGGGCAGCGTTGGCGTCGAGGACATTGCGCGGGGTTGTGGTGCATGAAGTGAAGAAGATCAAGGCCCGCAATGAGGCTGACGCGAAAGCCAACAGTGATGTGATCGTGTCGGCTGGGTGGCAGCGGGATGCAGTCAAGGAACTGCTGTCTCAGAAGGCGATTGATCCGGCCACGTTGGAGCCGTTTACCCCCGGTTCAACCCCTAGTCCAACCCCCCCGCTAACCCCCGGTCCAACCCCCGGTCCAACGGTTAAGCAGGGGGATGGGGTTAACCCCCCGTCTAACCCCGGGGCTACTCCTACTCCTGCTCCTTTCTCCTTCTCCAACTCCTTAGGGGGTTACGTAAGTACGGAAGGTCACCAGGAGCCCCCATTGCGTTGCCCCGCCCATATCAATCACCCGAACCCACCGAAGTGCCGCGACTGCGCTGACGCGCGTCGGGCACACGACGCATGGGCAGCCGCAAGGAAACGGGACGAGCTGACGTTGAGGCGGGCCATCAAGTCTGCTCGTGAAGCCTGCACTGAGTGCGATGCCAACGGGTTGATCGAAACCCCAGAAGGCATGGTCCGCTGCGTCTTCCATGAAGAACCGTCGGCTGGTTTGGGTGTGGCGTTGTGAAGGACTGGCGTGGGACGACGATCCATCAGGAGTCGTTGAAGGTTGGGTGTCGTGATTGTCGGGCTGGGGTGGGTGAGCCGTGTGTGGTTCGGGATGGGAAGGGGCGGGTGTTGAAGGTGTTGGAGGCTTTTCCGGCTCATTCGCACAGGATCGCTGACGCCCGTTCTGCGGGTTCCCAAGGCACTGACACCGACCTTGCCCCGAAAGTCGCTCCACGTGGCGTACAGCCCCCGCAATCAACACCAGGAGACGAGTGATGACGCAACGAAAAGGTGGATTCGACTGGATCCGGTCGACCTACCGCGTCCCAGCGAAGCGCGGAATGCGAGTTGTCTTCGATGGACGGCCGGGACGCATCCTGAGCGTTGATGGCCCGTATCTGATGCTGCACTTGGACAGCGACCCGAAGAACCTGCGCACTCGTGTCCATCCGACGTGGCGCATGGAGTACCTGACATGACGTTGTTTGTGTCTAGTGCGGATGATCCTCGTGTCCAGGCCGCCCAGGCTGCGCGGTCGTGTGACATCTGCAAAGCCCCCAAAGGCCAGCCTTGTTCTAACACGATTCGTCCGGGGAAGCCGCTGCCCGGTCGGGTCATCCACTTCGGGCGGCTCACTGACAGAAACCGAGAACCGAAAGGCGACGAATGAACAACCCTGAGTTGCGTGCTGTACTCACAGAAGCCCTCGCCGGACACCAGCCGGAGAATTACGGATTCAACTGCTCGGGGTGTGACTGGGAGCCGGCCAACCCAGCCGTCACCGACGCCGCCGAGTTCGCCGCGCACCAACTTGACGTTCTCGATACGGCTCCGGGTGTGGCGGTAATCCAACTCCCCGAACCGTACTTCGAGGCAACGGGCGACGAGTTTGAAAACGGCCGCAAGGATTACGCGTTCGGTGACGTGTCAGTGTTCGCCGACGGAGAGATCCACTTGTTCGGCGCGGTATGGGATACCGCCGCCATTGAGGAATTCGCTGCGGGAATTCTCGCAGCGGTGGCGGAATCGAAGCGGGCCGCAGCTGCTGCTGCGGTTGTGGCTACAGGGGAGGAAGCATGAACGACCCGGTAGCCCGCGCCGAAGCAATCGCCGCTTACGCCGCCACACCTTGCGCCACATGCCAACACCCGTCATCGCATCACTCGGACATCGGAACTTGTGAAGCGTGCAGTTGCGAATCATTCGAGGAGGTGCCATGAGCGGCGACGCGCAGAAGATCATGATCGCGGTTCAGCGCCGACACCGGCGGACGTTAAACCTGGAAACTGGACACTCCCACTGCCAGGGTACGCGGGTGGGTGAATGTGATTTCCGCGACGGTTCGCTCGACGATTTCGAGGCCCACGTCGCCGCCGAGATCGACAGAGCCCTCGGAGGACTCAGGCGGGAAACCCGCGTAATCGAGAGCATCTTCGAGCTGGGCGTGCCAGAGCCTGCAACCCGATTCGTTACCCACTGGATGGAGATACCTCATGAGTGATGTTGTTGAGCGCGCCAAGGCCGCACTGGAAGGCACCACAGAAGGGCCGTGGATCGCCGAGTACAGCAGTGAGCAGGGCAATTGCGTCATCCCGCATGATGCCGAGTCGACTCGTGAGGCCGTCGCCACGACGCACCTGTACCACCAGCGCGCCGATGCCGAGTTCATTGCTTCTGCGCGTTCGTTGGTTCCCGAGTTGATCGCCGAAGTCGAACGACTCCACACCTGGGACGGCCTCATGGAACTGCTCGACGAGCACTGGCCCGCCGACATCTTCCCGACACTCCCCGATGACGACAAGCGTGATCCAGGCCCGCGCATCATCTCCCTGCTGCGGTGGGTGTCTCGTCTCCGGGCGCAGGAAACACGAATCCGGAAGCTGGCTGAGCGTGCGGCTGAAGTACGCGCTTGGTCCGAACCCGACGGACCGACGTGCGACGAAGCGAACGCGCTCAACGCGCTTGGCGAAGACATCCTCGCTGCGTTGGCCGAGGAGGAAGCATGAGCAGCGAAGCCCAGAACGTGATCGCCGAGGTGCTGCGCGAGCATCAGTTCGAATGGGGCGTCGACGGCACCCGATGCATCGGAAGCCCCTGCAAGTGGAGAGGCGGCTACTACTCCAGGCACGCCGATCACGTCGCCGAGGAAATCGACAAAGCACTCGGAGGACTCACCCGTGAAGAGCAATGGGTTCCTGTAGAGGAATCCGGCGACCGCTGGGCGGGTCGGAGCAGGGAGGCCGCAGAGGTCAACCTCAAGGCTTTCTCGGTCACGGGAATCTGCCACGACCCGGAGGTCGACTCTCCGCTTGTCCGAATTGAGCACGAGGCCCGCTGGGTGTCGGGATGGAGCGAGGCATGAGCGATCGGTTCTATGTCTTGGACTGCGATAGGTGCGGAAAGACGTTGGGTTGGACCACCAATGCTGCATTCCCGATGTGTGGGTTGACGCGGTGCACCGACTGCATGCGGGAGGCGATCGCGTGATTCAGGTTCATTGCCGGGAGTGCAACCGTGTCTGGGACCAGCCGTGCGAAGACTGCGGCAGGGACAAGGCCGACAAACACTCGATCAACACGGGGCATACGGATATTCACATCATCCCGGACACCACACCACCGCGGCCTGTGGTGGATCAGGGGTGGGCGGAATGGCTCACGAAAGGAAAACCATGACCACCCCTGAGCGTGCAGCTCTGGTTGAGCGGGCAGCGCAAGCCATCTACGAACAAACGTCCGCCGGCAAACTGTTTCCCTGGGACACACTCACTGGGACGCACAAGGTGCAGTGGCGGTCGATGGCTGATGCCGCGTTCGACGTCCTCATCGAGGCGTGGTTCAGCCCTTTCTGATGCCGAAGCCTCCTGAAACCCCCGCCGAGCACATCGAGTTCGCTCGGGAAGAAGCCCGTACCGGTGCTTACGAATCCGCGCAGACTCACGCTCTGATCGCTATCGCCCAACTACTAGCCGAAAAGGACCACACCTGATGGGCATGTACACAGAGTTCTACTTCCGAGCCAACATCACCGATCAGCCCGCCACCCAACCTGACTCAATCGTTGATTGGCTCGACAACAACATCAACGGAAATGCCAACTTCGAGCACCCGTTCGACGACCATCCGTTCTTCTCCACTCCCCGATGGTCATCAGTATTCATCGGCGGCGGCGCGGTCTACCAAGAGTCCCGAACACCAATCTTCCGACGGAGAAACCCCTTCGGAGGTGTGACCTACAAACACCAGTTGGTCATCGCCTCTTCATTGAAGGACTACGGCGACGAGATTGCAGCATTCGTGGACTGGATCGGGCCGCACCTGGACATGCATACCGGAGATTTCCTCGGTTACAGCCTGTACGAGGACTGCTGCGACGACAGCGACCACTATCGGGAACACCCACGGTTGTTCTTCATGGGTCGCGGTGAGGTGATCGCATGACTTTGTCTGTGATTCTTGCTTCCCAGGCCCGGTTCCTCGTTGAGAGCCCTGTTTGTCCGGCGTGTTTCCAGCCCCGTGCCGAGCATTCCATCGACTGCAAAGGACACCACAAATGAGCGTCTACGCACTGAAGCAACCGCGTCCAGACGGGGGCGAGTGGATCCAGGAGCACGACAGCCTAGAGGATGCGCTTGAGTTCCAGTCGCATAGCGGCGGCATTCTCGTCCGGCGCGAAGCAATACCTGGGCAGCCTGGACTGTGGTGGGTAGAGGTCAACACCGAATTGCCCAGCGATGTCGGGTCGGTTGTGCAGTCTGAACCCAACCAGGAGGGGATCACTGATGTCTGATGCTCGTGTGGGGGCGTGGATCGCCGCGTGGGACGCGCTCAACGCCGCCACCAACACCCTCAAAGAATGCCCCATCCAAGACCCCGACGAGCACCGGGCGTTCTGCCAACTCCAAGCAGACATCTACGCCCACCTCGCCGACGTCCCGGCAGAGGTCGGTGTTGCCGCAGCGGAATGGCTTGAACGCCGCGAACAGGAACGACGGGAACAGGAAGCGATGTTCAGGAAGGCATTCGAAAAATGACCCAGCCGATCGACACCCCCGCTGAAACACCCACAAAACCCAAACACATGAACCCCAACAAACGCTGAACACCAAGGTAAAATCCGAATCTTGGAGGTGCCCATGAGCGACAAACCTCATATTCTTTACCGCTTCTACAACGCGGAAGACGATCTTCTCTACATCGGAATCACAAACAACCCGAGAAGCCGATTCAACCAACACCACGCCGACAAAGCATGGTTCAAATCAGTCGCCCGCTCCACGATGCAACACTTCGCCACCCGCGCTGAGCTCGAAACCGCAGAGGTAGCAGCGATTCAATCGGAGATGCCGCGATACAACGTCGCGCACGTAGTCCACAACAAGGGAGAGCTTCGACCCAAGTCAATATCCCGACGACCAATCAGTCCCGACGCCAATAAATTCCAGGCCCCGGACGCCATCACAAGCGACGCTCCGACTGTTGAAGACCGCGAAAACCGCATGGACGAGATCGAAGAACAGATCTCCCGAATCCCCAGGCTCATCCCCGGCGAACGATGCCCCTCCTGCGAAATGATCCTGCTCGCACTCGAATACGACGGATTGGTGAAATGCCTCAACTGCTTGAACATGTGGACACCCGACGAACTTCAGGAAACCCTATGACCCAACCAGCAGAGGATGGCAACCTCCCCGCCGCCAAAACCAGACTCGGAAACGCCATCTCCGCGCTCATCGACCCAAAACCCGAATACACCGAAGGTGCCACCAGATGGCGCGACTCCCTCTACGACCAACTCACCGAAGAAATCCCCGGCTCCCAAGGCAACGCCTCCCGCATTCCGCAATCCTCACCACCCCTCTGCATCGATGCCGTCGAACTCAAAACCGAAATCGACGCCACCGTCGCAGCATGGGAACCCTCAAGCTACTGGGTGTTCGGACCCCCATACCCCGTTCCACAACGCGACCTCACCCGCGAACACACACCACTAACGGTGCTACGCCTCCAACTATTGGAACGACGCCCATGGCGGCCTCAAGACGCCCACGGCATCGAACAAATCTCCGGAAGGATCGAAGCCTGGTGCGAATCCATCAAAACGATGCTCAACCCGCCACCGAAATGGTCACTCCCAAACCCGTGCCCAGCCTGCGACACCGCCATCGTGTACCGGAAGAACTCAGCCGGCGAAACCGTCCGACAACCCGCACTCCAAATCGGCCCATCAGGATGCGTCTGCCAAAACTGCCACCACGAATGGGGACCGCAACTGTTCCAGCACCTCGCCAACGTTCTGGGCTACGAACTACCCGCAGGAGTCCTCGAATGAGACACGCCAACCTCCCCACATCCCCTAGCTTGCTTGCGACATGCAGATTCATATGCCATCATTGGGTCGGCAAGTGAAGTGTGCCCAAAGCCCGAAGACCTCCACAGGTTCGGGCTTTTATTCATTCCCGGGGAGGCCAACCATGAGCACCTTCCCCGCACCCCGCACGCTCACCGAACGCATCCAAGGCGCGCACCTCAACCTGAAACTCGCACGGCAGGCAGGCAACCCGGCCATCATCGCCGCCGCTGAACGCATACTCAACCAGTTGGTTGACCGTTTACCCCGCTCCACCAGCCAGGAGAAGTAGTACCTCATGCCGGACAGCGACCCGATCGATTTCACCGCAGCTGGCGAAGCCTTCGCCGAGACCTTCATGGAAGGCATCCGCGCGATCATCGCGCAGGAACTCGACGCACGTGGCGTCAAAGGCCCGTCCACTGTCGTCAATAACGTGGTTCCGTACTCGCTGCCTGATTCGCAGGACGCGCAGTACATCGAAGTCAAGCGTCAGGTCGGCGGTAGTAGCGGCGCTCGGGGAGCCTGACGAATGCCGCTCAAGCATTTACGATGCTGCCCGGAGCCTTGCGGCAAGGTTCGTTTTTCGGCGTGCAGCAAGGCTTGCCGACTCCCGAACGATATCGACCCCGAGTCGTGGCGCATCAACTTGCAGGACGGCGCCGGCACAATCGGTGGCGAAGGGTGGGCTGACAGAATCAGCGACGGCCTCGCAGGCGAATACCCCAAATGAGCAGCCTCACAGACCTCACGGACTTCCTTAACCGCACGCTGAACAACCTGGTTCACCCCGGAGACGAAAACACCAAACCCTTCCCGATCCTCCTGCCGGGACTACGAACTGTCAGTGTCCCCCCGGAACTCGCCGGCCAGTTCGCTGAAGAAGCAGGTCTGCCGCACCTCGATACCCCGAAACTGGTCGCGGAAGCGCTCGCCGCGGCGATCACCCAAAACTATGTGATCCTCACACGCGAAGAGCACGACCAGCTGCGCCAGCAAGCGGCCGACGCGCCGACCGGGCACCGCGTCATCAACATCCGAACCACACCCACAGCCCCGCCCGTGCTGTCGATCACCATCGACAAAACAAGCAACGACGTCATCGTTCCCAAACGAGCCTTGCGGAAAGCGGTCGAACAGTGATCCACATCGAAGTTGACGGGAAAGTGCTCATGCACGCCGATCCCGGCCAGTGGACCACCACGCCACCTGATGTTCAAGCGGTCCAGAAAGCTGGACCCAACGAGCCTTGGATGCTGCCGATCATGGCCGCACTCGCGAAGACGGCCACCCTCGCGATGGCCGGGGCGAAACACGAGGACACCACAATCCGCGTGACCACACGCAAGAACGGCTGGACGATGGACTGCACCAATGGATGAGGCAGCCCGCGCCCGCCAGGAGCTGCGCAGATCCAACGCCGCCCAGCCGCACCGAAACCGGCACCGCGAACGCAAAACCGGACGAACCACAGACCGCAACATCTGCTACTGCGGCGACGCGGACTGCCCAGACTGCGGCGAATGGTACGAGTGACGAACTGAGCCCACACATGACCGACGTCGTGATCAACGGAACCCGATACGTTCCCGAAACCACCAACGGAACTCCAATCGGAATCGGAGTCACCACCCGCAACCGGAACACCATCGCCGACGAGACAATCGCCCACATTCGCCGCCACACACCCAACGCCAAACTCGTCATCGTCGACGACGCCAGCGACGAACCATACCCGGCAGCCACCTATCGGTTCCGTCAACGCGCAGGCATTGCCCGAGCCAAAAACAAATGCCTCGAACTCCTCAACGGCTGCGAACACATCTTCCTGTTCGACGACGACTGCTACCCGATCGCCGACAACTGGTTTCAGCCCTACATCGACTCACCCGAGCCGCACCTGATGTACCAGTTCACCGACCTCGCCGGCGGACGGAAACTCAACGACGTCACAAAGGTCTACGACGACGGCCAACACTTCGCGCTCACCGGCGCCCGCGGATGCATGATCTACGTACACCGCAGCGTCATCGAACGCGTCGGCGGACTCGACCCTGAATTCGGCGGCTGGGGATGGGAACACCCATCGTGGTCCGATCGCATCTACAACGCCGGCCTCACCTCGTTCCGGTACGGCGACGTATGCGGCTCCAACAAGCTCATCCACTCCATGGACGAGCACCTGGAAGTAAAGCGTTCCGTCCCGACCGAGGAACGCAAAGCCGTCGCCGCCCGCAACGCCGAGTTGTACTGGGAGCACCACTACACGAGCAGCCACCACATCCCCATCGTGGAACCTGACCGGCGTGTGGTGCTGACCTGCCTGCTGTCCAACAAACCTGACCCGCAACGCAACACACGCATGCGTCCCGACGTCAAACTACTCGACACGCTGATCACCTCAATCACCGACGCCGAAACCGTCGTGCTGTGCGACAACCCACTCACCCACCCGCAGGCGTCATTCGAGCAAGTCACCAGCCCAGTAGACAACCCATACTTCGCGCGCTGGTACCTGTACTACCAATGGCTACGCGCCAACCCCGACGTCCAATGGATATGGTGCGTAGACGGCACCGACGTCGAAATGCTCACCCCTCCGTGGGAACACATGGAAACCGGGAAGCTGTACGTCGGCCACGAACCCGCCGTTGTGGGGATCGACTGGATGCGCAACAACCACAAAGCCACACACCTGCAACAGTTCATCGACACCCACGCCGACCGCACCCTACTGAACGCGGGGATCGTGGGCGGTGACCGGGAAACCGTCATGGCATTCGCACACGACATGGCCGCCGACCACGAAGACCAACTTCGGCGCGTCTGGCACAAAGACGACGACCCGGGAACAATCATCGGCGACATGGCGACACTCAACTATGTTGCCTACACCAAACACGCCGACCAACTCATCCACGGACCCCAGGTGGCGACGGTCTTCAAGGCCAACGAACGCAACACCTGGTCATGGTGGAGGCACAAGTAGCATGGCACCATGGCACCATCACCATCCACACCAAAGATGTACAAGCTCGCCGCATCGTTTACCAGAGCACTTGACCACGTCCTGTCCCTCGACGGCGACACCAGAATGTGGGCATGGGCGTGGTTCCTCCAACGATACGACTGGCTCCTCGACGCCATCGAAAACGATGATGCGCCACTCGACGAAATCTACTCACCGGACATGGACGTCCGTCGAAGATGGGCGATGAGCTGCCTCCTCGGAGACAATCCGTGACCACCTATCGCATCGGCATCGTCGCCCACACCACACTGCCGCAGACAAAGCCGCAACCGAACGCAACAAGCAGCGCTTCGAACTGTACCTACAGGCAGCAACACCCGAACAAATCCGGGCACTAACCGCCGGTCGATGAGAGGAACAGTCATGGCCGAAGCAGCATCTACCATCACCGTCGCCGTAACCCCAGACATGATCTCCGCTATGGATTCCGTGCGGGAGCTGATCTTTCAGTACAGCGAATGGCTCGACGCCGACCAGCACCTCATCGTCGGAGACGTCGCATCCAGCGACAAGCGCAGCCACGCCGAACTTGTCGACACCTTCCTGAAAGAACACACAGCCAGCGGGCAATGACCTCGTTCGCCATCGGGGTCGTCGCCCACACCAAACGCGCCGAACAAGCACACCGGCTCATGGAAACCGTGGGCGCCGCATACATGAGCATCGACAACGGCACACTCGGATGCGAAGCCAACCACCGCAAAGTGTGGCAACACCTCACCCGCCACAACACAGACTGGCTCGTGGTCCTCGAAGACGACGCGATACCGTGCAACAACTTCAGCGACCAGCTCCACGCCGCACTAACAGCGGCACCCAGCCCAGTAGTCTCCCTCTACCTCGGGCGAGAACGGCCCCGCGAATACCAACAACGCATCGCCAAAGCTGCTGACACCACAGCACACTGGCTCACCTGCAGACGACTACTCCACGCAGTCGGCGTCGCCATACACGCCGACCTCGTGCCGAACATGCTCAACAACCTGCCCAACGGCAAACCCATCGACGAAGCAATCAGCGCATGGGCACGCCACCAAAGCCACACCATCGCCTACACATGGCCCAGCCTCATCGATCACGCAGACGAGACGCCAATGATCGACACCAGAAACGACAACCAACCACGAACACCAGGCCGCGTCGCATGGCAACACGGAACACGCGACACCTGGACCACCGACACCCAACCGATCTGATGCCACGCGCGCCTAAGGTCTGCCGACACGCAGGCTGCACCACACTCACCACAACCGGCACATGCCCCCAACACACCACACACCGATGGGGCAACGGTGCTCGGCGCACAACCACTGCGGCACACAAAGCTTGGTCCAAAGCTGTGCGAGAGCGCGACGGTCGCTGCATGATCCAGCTCCCCGGATGCACGGGCGGAGCAGACACGGCGGACCATATTCACCCAGTCGCTTTCGGTGGCGACGAACTCAGCCTTGCCAATGGCCGGGCCGCCTGCTGGCACTGCCACAACCGTAAGTCCTCCCGCGAAGGACATCGCGCACAAGGCCACAAGCCGCGCGGCTAGATAGATAGAACCAGCCTCGGCTGATCCCCGAGGTGAGAGCAGCCCCGTATCTCCAGGTGCGGGGCTGCTCGCAATTCCTGGAGAGATAGATGACAGCAGTCTGCGAGCAGTGCGGGTCTGACTTTGTGCGGCCAGCGAGACGCGGACGACCGCGACTCACTTGCTCGGACTACTGTAAGCGCGCCAGGAACTCGAGGTGCGCGTGCTTCCTGTGCAACTCGGTCAAGAGCGACCGTGTGGGCTTGGTCACCCCGGCGAATGGCGAGTTGACCTGCGGAAACGACGAGGGGGGTGGGGGAACCCCCTGGCTACCCCCGAAACGCTCCCGGTAGGCGC